TATAACGAAGTTATATAATATTTTTTCTTTGCTTCTTTCTTTTTAAAAGTTTAAAAAAAGTATTGACATAAAGAAAAAAATGTGGTATAATATACACATACTAAAAAGAAACGAGGGAATAAAAAATGCTATTAGCTAAGGGAAAATATAACGAAGCAAAAATATACTCTGATAGATTTGATGAAAATGCTTATTCACAAATTATTGAACTATGTAATAACAACTCGTTTAAAGATTCAAAAATTAGAATCATGCCAGATTATCATGCAGGAAAAGGATGTGTGGTAGGATTTACTGCTAATTTATCTAAACTGGAAGTTATCCCTAATATTATTGGCGTAGATATTGGTTGTGGGGTACTTGTTTATCGTTTAGGTAAAATTGATATAGACTATATAAAATTAGATGAATTTATTCGCAATAATATTCCATCTGGAATGTCTGTTAATAACAAAGTATCTACAAAATATGATTTAAGTGTTTTAAAATGTTATTCAAAATTAATAAATACTCAAAGAATTGAGAATAGTTTAGGTACTTTAGGTGGAGGAAATCACTTCATTGAGATTGATGTTGATGCTAGCGATAATAAATATTTAATTATTCATAGCGGTTCTAGAAACTTAGGAAAACAAGTATGTGACATATATCAAAAACAAGCTTATGATGATTTACATAACAGAAAGGATGATATAGCAGAGCTGATAAAAAACACTCCTCCAAAAGATAGAGAAAGAGTATTAAGAGATTTTAAAGCGCAAACACCTATTATTAAAACTGGCTTGGAAAGCTTAAAAGATAGAAAATCTGTAATGGATTATTTACATGATATGGACTATTGTGTTAATTGGGCAAAATTAAACAGAAAAGAAATTGCACTTAAAATTCTAGGGCATTTATTTGTTTCTTATAATCCTCAAAAACAATTTGAGTCTGTGCATAATTACATTGAGTATAGAGACAAAGCTGATGTATTTACAGGAATTTTTGTTAGAAAGGGAGCTATTTCTGCCCTTAAAAACCAATTATGTATAATTCCTATGAATATGCGTGATGGTAGCTTAATTTGCATAGGAAAAGGTAATCCTGAATGGAATTACTCAGCTCCACATGGAGCAGGTAGATTAATGAGCAGGGGGCAGGCTAAAGAGCTTGTTGATTTAGATGAATATAAGTATAGCATGAGAAATATTTATTCATCCAGTGTAAATCAATCAACGATTGATGAATCTCCTATGGCTTATAAACCTATGGATGAAATTGTAAATCAAATTCAAGAAACAGTTGAAATAGTAAAAATAGTTAAACCAGTATATAATTTTAAAGCTGGAGAATAGAGGTAATAATCATGTCAAATATTATTCACGAAAGAGTTGTTGGAAGAGAAGGTAATAGTGAGTATAAATACGTTTATACTTATACTTCTGCTTTAAATTTTTCATATTTAGCAAGAAACTTTTGCCCTAAAACACTTGGTATGAAAAATAGCGCAGATTTATGCTCCGAACAGAATTGTTTAGTTTGCTGGAATAAAGCAATATTAAATCACAAAAGAAGTCAAAGGAGAGTATAATGATTTGGGTAATAGCTGATACTCATTTTGGTCATAAAGAAATTAAAAAATTATGCAATAGACCTGATGATTATGAATCGCAAATTATTACTAACTGGAATGATTTAGTTGCAGAAGAAGATACTATTATTTGCTTAGGTGATATTGCTTGGTCAATAATAGATTTAAGAATCTTTAAAGAACTAAAAGGTAAGAAAATATTAACATTAGGAAACCATGATATATTTTCTAAAAAAATATATCAGAAATACTTTGATATTGTTTGCAAAGAGTATGTTTTAAAGCATCAAGGAATAAATTTTATTTTTAGCCATGAACCAAAAATTTTTCATTATTACGATATAAACGTTCACGGACATTTACATAATTTGGCTAAAATAGAATCTATTTGCAAACATTTTAATGTGGCTTTAGAAGAAATGGGGTATAGACCAATTTCACTTAATGAAATTACAAGAGAAGTTTGTTGGAAGGGAGAATTTAAAAAATGACTAATAAAGAATTGCTTGATACAAAAATTCAAAATGTAAAGAAAGCTCATAAAGAGCTTAGAGATGTTATTAGAAAAATGACTGATGAGGAATTAGCAGAATTTAAAGATAAACTGCAAGAAATAAAAGAAGACCTTGAAGATACTCTTGATAACATTAAAGAATTTAGAGAAGGATTTATTGCAAAATATGGCGTAAATTTGTGGAGGTTTTTAATCACTCTAGGCGTTATTGCTATTCTTGCAATCATTTTTTAATGCGTAAATTACTAGACCACGATTGTTGCAAATATTTAAAAATGCAATATACAGAAACATTAGAAGAGTATAAAATCAAGGTAATATGTGCTAAATGTGGTAGAGCAGAAGAACGTATTTTTTCAAAAAAGAGTTGCCCACCAGAAATGATTTTAGGGGATATATTTAAAAAATGGCTTGAACAATTTATAATCGAACGTTTTAAATTTCAAATTGTTTATTGTGACTTTGAATTAGCACCATATTCAATAACACGTCAGGTTATTTTCATAAACAAGATTTTAGGGAAATATCATTCTGTTTATGAATATCATGTATTAAATAAGGATAAAGAGGTTATAAAAACCTTTGGAAATGCTGATGAAGCAATCGAACACGCAAAAAAACTAAGTATTGTAGAACCTTTATTTAATTGTCCATTTTTGCAAGAATTAAAGAAACTAATATAGAAGGAGATAGCTATGAAAATAGGAGATACGGTATACTTAAAAGATTCTACACAATGCCCAGTAGCCCTATTTAATGCAAGAGTCCCTTACACAGTTCCAATTACTCCCGATATGCCTTTAGAAGTAATTAGTATAAATTATCCAAAAATAAGAGTTAGTTATACTGATTTTAAACCTAAATTTATTCCAAGTAGGAAGCCTTTACACCCATATCAAATGAATAAAAAAGCTATACTTGACTTAGATATAAAAGATATAAAAACTTGTTGGATAACCCCTTGACAAAATCACCTTTTCGTGTTATAATAAGAGCATAGAAAAGGTGATTTTTATTTAGAAAGGATTTGATATTATGAAACAAACGCAGAAAAGAGACTCAGCAGATGATTTTGTATCAGGTTTAGGTTGGTTATGTTTATTTATTTTTGCTTTCCCAATTATGCTTCCGTTGGTTATTATTGGAGCTATTGTTAATATAGGTCCGAATAAACCTTTATTTCATAGCAAATTGTGGAGAAATCAATATAAAAAATAGAGGTGATTGATTATAAACGGCTTCAAATTGTTTCGCAAAACAGCTACTAAGCTTATAGCTTTCGCTCTACTTTTTACTACAATGTATTGTGCATCTATTGGTGCTGTATTATTAGCAATAACAGCTATTGTAAGTTTATTTTAGGAGGAAAATTATGGAATATTTATTGAAATTAAAAGATGGTTATTTACTTAATGTCGAATCAGATGAAGAAAGCTATGGGGGATGTCCTACTTGTGATTATGGCTCAGAGTATATTAACACCCTTACTCTAATTTGTTCTAAATGTGAACATACCATTTCAGTTTCTCAAATGTATGACTTTGTTTTGTCCTCAGGAACTGTAATGAAAGTATTTTTGCACAATTCAGAAGCACTCAAAGCAAGCACAGAAAAAGATTTAGGAAAACTTGTAAAAAAACTTTTTGAAAAAGAAACTGGTGAAACAAATTTTAAACTAGAAACGTGGTGGAAATAATGGTTTTATTTTATGTTGTAATTATGTTTATTTATTTTGGAATAGGCATTGCTTTTTCCGATTTTTTCTTAGAGATGCTTTATACTACAGGTTTTCGCAGAGCGGCTATAGTGACTTCTCTTATTGCTTATCTTATTATTTTCGCCGCTTTACTTTGCAAGATAGTTTTTATGCTAGGAGGAGTATAATGTACTTATATGAAAGCCATTTAGGGGGTTATTATACCTCAGAAGACGAAATACCTTATGAGGATTTGTACTGTGAGACTTGTGGAGATTCTGACCAATATTTATATTCTGGAACTGAGGAAGAAATCATTTCACAGTTTTATTATGATATAGATATTGCTTTACGTAACTATAATGCAGTTAGAGAAGCATTAGGGGAAAAATCACTAACACTTAAAGAGTTAGGTGAATTAAATGAAGTATCTTAATTATTGCCCCTATTGCATAAAAGCTAATTGTGAGCAGTGCAGACAGTTTAATATTACACAAGCTCCTTCTGAGTATTCACCACAACGATTTTATTATTCAACGAGGACTGATTATGATAAAAGTAAAATTAGCGGATGTAGTAGTACAAGTACACATTAGAGACGAATACTCATGGCAGAGAGTATTGTATTGTCCGTGGGTTAATTGTAAATATTATAATGATGCCAAATGCACTTACAGAGATAATTATAAATGTAATTGTTGTAATTTTGTTTTTATGAATGGTCATACTTATTGCCAAAAATATACAAAGGAGTAAATGATGAAAGAACAAGTATTAGACAGATTAGCACGTTTATTGAAATATTTTAAAGGTCTTGAACATGAAAATAATGAAAAAGAGTATGCCTATATTTTAAAAGGAACTATTAATGGCATTACTTATTCTATCAAATTGCTCAGGCGTTAAGCATTTTTCACGGTTTAATAAGCAAAGCCCCTATTGTAGAAGAACGTAAGAATGGGCATTGGAAATGTGAAGATTATCTTCTTGGGACAACTCACCGTTTCAGTAGATGCGGTGAAAATTATGGTATGCCGAACTTCTGCCCGAACTGCGGGGCAAAAATGGAAAATAACGGAGATAACGATAATGAATAAACATATACAACAATTTTTAGACGATAATGATTTACAAGCAGGTGAAAAATTTTATATTTTAAATAGTAAACATGAGAATTTGTGTGATAAACCATTTTATATCAATAAAAATTTTGAAAAACCAGAAGATATTTTAAAACGTGTTGATGACGAGAATGGTCATGCTTATACTTTTTTATCCTTGTTATTTGGTACATTTTCCGTAAAGAAAATTCCTTTTCACCCTCAAAACGGTGACATTTATTATTATGTAACCGCTTTAGGAGAGATTGAAAAAGTATTATTTTTTGATGATGCCAATACATTACATTGCTTTTTACGAGAAGCAGGAAAATGTTATAGAACTAGAAATGAAGCAGAAAAGCATTTGATAGATGATTATAAAAAATTACGGGAAATGTAAGGAAACTAATAGAAAAGGAGTAAACATGATAATAATTAAAGGAATGGAAATGCCTGCAAATTGTATGCTATGTCCTTTTATAGATGATAGTGGGCAGTATTGTCAAGTTGATGGCAAAGCCTTAGTGCCTAATATTCTTTGTGCAGATATCGAAGGTGTACGAGAAAATTTTAAAGTTTTAAAAAGTGGTAGACATGCAGACTGCCCATTAATTGAGATAAGAGAGCGTATAAAAAAATGAGAAAATATAAAGTGCAGTTAATTGAAACATATGCTTTTGACTTTGAAGTAGAAGCAGAAAACAGAGTGGAAGCAGAAGAAAAAGCCAAAAATTATGTTGATAATTATACTGATGATGATTACTTTGCTTGTTCAGCTAACTCTCATGTAAAAGATGTATTTAAAATTATTTGTAAAACGGACGGTGACGAATGATGCGTGAAATATTATTTAAAGGTAAAAGGCTTGATAACGGAGAGTGGATAACTGGTCATTTATTAAGATATGATGATGGCAGAGCAAGAATAGTGCCTAATAATACAGATATATTCTGTTTTGAAAAAGATGAGAGTATCATTCAAACTGTAGCACACAGAGTTGACCCTGAAACAGTCAGACAATACACAGGTTTTGTCGATAAAAATGGCAAGAAAATATTTGAGGGCGATATCGTCTGTATGGACGATTGGATACCACCATGTATGCAGGTAGCTTATGCACAGGGAGCTTTCTACTTAGCGGAAATTGAAAAACCAGTTAAATATTATGGTGACATTTATTATTTAAACCATGGTGGGAACCCTTGTGCAAAAGTTATCGGCAATATCTATGATGATTTGAGCTACTAAAGGAGCGGTGAATAAAAATGGAAGAAGAACAATGTCCTTGTAATGATTGCTTTTTAAATGACTGTGATTACTGGGATAGTAGATACTGCTGTAGATATTGTCGTTGGCTACATGGTGAAGTTACGCCAAATTGTGAAGACTGTAACCCAATGGATATTTGAAAAAGGAGGCAAACAAATGAAATATACCAAAGTAATTAAACCTTCCTTAGATATGTTAATAGCAGAGATTGAAAAAAGATATGTTCCCTATGGATTGGAAATAGTAAATGTCTTTCATGCTGATAAAAAATATTGTGCTGTCTTAACAGGTGGTAATAGACATCCAGATATAGAAGACCGATTCTTCTAAGCCTTGAAAAAGGCTTATTTTTTTTGAAAAAAAAATTCACTATTGTATTATTGCTTTTATTATTATTCTTGAAGTTACCCCAGATTTTTGTGAGAAAAAAATTTGTAAAAAAAAATTTGTAACTAGGCACACGGTTACAAAAACAGTAACCATTATGAAAACGGATGTATTTTCATGTGGTTACTGTTTCTTATTGATAATAGTTTCTAATAAACTTTACTTCATTAATAACAATATGTTCTTCTGTCAATAATATATCACAAGCTTTTATATTATATTGCTTAGTAAATATATTATCAATAAACACATCTAATATATAATACTTAACACTGTTATATACTACTAATGATTTTACATAAATAGCCATATTGTCTAATTGATAATATTTATCTATCACTCATAGGCTACCCCCCCCCACTATGCTATGTATTATAGCCCTATTGCTTTTAATAATACATTCGTCATATATTATTTATTCCTTATTGTAACAATGCTATCAGGCGTTTTATCTCTAAAGATATGTTCTTGATAATCTTCGCCCCTAAATTCTTGTGGATTATTATTCTTAAAGAATAAAGATAATCTATAGAAGTCAATAACATCAATATTATACCCTGCCCGTGCTACATACCATTGCCCACAGTTATACAGATAGATATAATCGACAAAACATCCTACTATATTACGTAACATGGTTTTTAACGACTTAAATTTATATGCTTCGCTGTCTTCCTCCATGTAGGGCTCACCTAAATATGACATATCGCCATCTTTAATAATATTAAATATCTGTTGTTCAATCGTATCATTATTCTTATCCTTCATAGTCATATTAAGCAAATCACTTCCCAAACCGTCAGGGTATCCGTCCCAATTACACATAGCACCCCAATAGTAGCCATTGTGTTTAATAATAATGTAAGCTGATGTACTCATTATATAACCTCCTTTAATTTGTGTAAACTGTAATAATATCGCCGTTATTAATATTTATAAGAGTATACGCTCCGTAGTGTTCCTCTACTACTAGCACATTTTCATAAGCCATTAGCCGTTCTGCTGTAGCGTAGTTAATGCGTTCATCATTAAATTTGCTGAACCTTAATTCTGAAATTTCCATTTTTTAGCCTCCTAGTATATTTCATTTTTTATAGTGTAAAATCTATGCATTAAATGTTTATATTTATTTTCCCCCTTTGCATATTCTGCTAAATTCCAAAAATTAAATTTATAAATTTGTAAATAATTACTTTTTGAACAATATTCAAGCAATGCATCTACAAATTCAATATAAGCTAATATTCTATCTTTATCCACAGTGCTATTAAATATGCGAAATTCATATGTATTCTTATGTAAAGTATTTATAGCTAAATATTTATGCCGTACATTATCTTTCCCCCTTTTCACAATATTAATTTCTTCCTTAACAGATTTGCTATTAGGATAGTAGTCTTTATAATGCTCTAAATTATTCCCCGCATAACTGCATATATTGCACATCAACCTATCTGCAAATATTGTTACTTTTTCATAATGTTTACTAATAAATAACATTGCTTTTTCAATCGTTTCATCTGATACACTATTTCTATTGACATGAATATGTAATCCGCAAGAATTATTAGTAACGCAGTTATTTTCTAAAGCATCAAAAAATGTATCACTGTAATTCTGCCATGCTTTAAATGTTGTCGGTTGCGTTACTATTTCAGCGGCACAGCCCCCATTTAAACATTGAATACTGCTATCATCAGTAGCCCAGTAGTAATTTTCATTTTCTATTACTTCTGTAATATCCCCAGTACATTCTGTTTCAATTTCTAGTCCGAAATATCTTTCCCCCTTTTTCGGGCAACTATTTAATTCATTCCCTTCATTAAACATTATGCATGGAGAATAGCCATATTCGTGTATATATTCTTCATTGGGGTCTGCATGCTCAGAAGCGCAATCTTCACAGTATGCACTGTCACTACGTATAATTATGCCGTCAGTATCAGGGTCTATAACATTTCCGCAATCGTCACATATATAATAGTCCCCTGTTTCGAAGCATTCGTTACATATGTAATCTCCATCAGCCATTAGTAATGGTTCTTTCGTCCATGTTCCGCAATTACTACATTGAAAGTAATGACGTTCAGCGCATTCATCACAAATTAATTGCTCTTCTTCTTGAATGTATATCATTCTATCATTATCAGAAAAATGGGCGCACCCACAAATATCACATATTTCAATTTCTTCACCCAATAAATTTTCATAACAATCAGCGCATAAGGTATCTTCGTCCACCCAAATCCAATCTTCTTTAGTGATTACTTCTCCACAATTTATGCATCTTCTGCATTTACATTGTAGTATTACACGTTCTTCTTCTGTAGCCTCTCTAGCTTTATCGCCAGTTACAACAAGAACGACAAATCTTTTGGTGTCTTTTAAATAAAGAGGGGCGAAATTCGGCACATCAGAAGTGACGAAAAGGTAGAACAGTTTATCTTCAATTTCAACCTGCCCTTTATTCCTATACTCTACACCGTCTTTTTCAAATACTCCATTATCGACAAATTCAAATTCTTGCATTTTCTTGCCTCCTTGTGTATCTCTCTATGCTTATATCTTAACAAATCCTAATATCAATGTCAACACTTTTTTTAAAAAATTTATCAATTTTTTTCCTTTCATTATATTATATATAGGGGATGAAGAAAAAGGGTGTAAAAAGTGACAAGCATAAAATAACAGTTTTGTCAATCTACAAAAATAAATATTTTATTTCAATATTGTAAATATGCACAATATATTTAATTTGTCAATACTATAAATATAGTATATGTGTATTGTGGAGAACGAAAATGCCCGCTATTGAGTTTTATTTTATATGTGCTTATGGTTTATCCTATATTGATATAAAAACGCTCACAAGGCAAATATGAGCGTCTAAGAGGCATTTTATTCTGTGAGAATACTGCCAGCAAATTAAATATTCTTTATTTTACTGCAATTCAAAAACTTGACAAATCAAAATATTTGTGATTGAGTTTTGCAAACATATGTTCACATAAAAGGGTAAAAAAGAAAAGCGGGAATATTTCCCGCTAGTATTTAGTAAACTCTATAACTTCTTTAATAATAGTATCCTCTAATTCGTAATCATTCCTAATAACATCTATTAGCTTAAAAAAATCTAATCCTTTATACTGCAACTCGAAATCAGTCATATATGACATATAAGCGTATATATCATATAAGTATCCTCTCTTAATGATACGGATGTTATTTAATAATAATTCTTTATTAATTTTGTGCCTCCACATAGATACATTTACTATTTTTCCAATCCCAAATAGAAAGTTGATTATACTTGCGGGCTAAAGATAAGGCTAAGTCTAAGCTGTCAACATGTACACTATTGTCAATATAAGTATAGCCGTTTTCAACCCATAGTCCCGCATAGTGGGCAGAAGCTAAAGCAGTATCGACAATATTAGATAGCATTCCCCTTACTGCTTTTCTGCCCTTAACTGCATGGTCTGTGTATGCTACTTGATAGCCGCTATCAAATTTAACTACTCTGCCGAAACCGTCAAGAGTAGCCCCGCCATATTGCCTGCAATAGCTCATTACCTTTTTAAATTTTTTAAAATTCATAAAACCACCTCCACTATCATTGTATCAGAAATGATAGAGAGTGTCAATGATTATTTTTTAAAAAAAAGCTTGACATTGCTATCTACTTCTGATACACTATGTATAAAGGGGGCGATAAAGTGCAGAGGTTTAGATTAAATCAATCGCTTGGCGACTTCAAAGTCATAGGAATAAGCAAGCGGGGAAAGTTAAGAAGTAGCTGTATCACTACAGTAGACGGATTAGGCGAGATAGTGATTAGTCAGGTATATGCAGATAGAAAAAGCGAATATATCCTAAACCCGTATAACCCACATGAGATACTAAGAGCTTAATAAGAACATTTACTAATATGGAGGTAATACAATGAGATATTTATTCGGAACTTTCTATGCAACACTATTTGGCATTAAATGGCTGTGGGAAAAGCTGGCGGGGGAAATGGTTGCTATCACCATTGCTACAGCCCTTATATATGCTTACCATTATGGGTGCTAAAGGAAAGCGGCGACTAATAAAATAATATACTTTCTATAGGGGTAAGAGTGGTTATATCCTCTACCCCTATTTTTATGCCCAAATTTTAGCCCTTTTGGGCTATTTTTTATGCTTTTTATGGCAGTGTCTCCTACCAGTAGACAAAATAAGCTGTTTTTTGCTAAAATAGGGCAAAATTGCCAAAATTCTTTATCTCCACCCCTATAAAAAGTAATCAATTTGCCTTTTTGTGTACGTGTGGGGTGTACACTATACCATTATACCGAACACCTGTGTGTACCTATCACACACTCGTTCGCTATATACTGTGTACCTATATATGAACACTTGTTTGTTATATTAATACAATTTCTTAATTAGTGAGTACCTATATTTTGTATAATATCTCAATAAATAATAATTTTTTACTATATATTGTGCTGTTATTGGTAACTGTTACTATTTAAGATAGCGTTTGCATCTCTTTTAAAGGGACTGTGTACCTATTTCTCCCCACATTTTTCTCCTTTTAAGTATTAAGTTGCATTTTGCAGTTTTTAATATGACTACAATTTTTATTTTCCCTTTAAGCATCTTCCTGCATTTAAGTTCATAAATGCAAATAACCTTTTAAGTTATTCGCTTAAAAAGTTATTCCCATTCATCACTTTTGCTATTATAAAATCTAAGGTAAAATTTTATTAACCACTCTATTTGTTCCATATAAGTTACTGACCTGCAAGGAAGCAAGCTACCTAAATTCCTTCTACCTGTCAGTTTCTCCACTACTCTAATAAGACATATAATAAAATCTACCCATTTAGTAGTCCCTCTTATTGATGGCTGTGACTCACTTAAAAGATACTCATATATCTGTGGAACACCTGTATAACCTATTTCTCTTGCATAGTTGAATCCTGTTTTTATATATATTCTTACTCCTAAAGAATGTGAAATTGCCCACCTTATAAGTACAGATATCTCTTTTGGGTCTACTCCTAAATATTCATTATGTTTTATTAATTCTTGCCATTGAGCCATTATAAGTTTGTGCACTTTAACATCAGTCTCAACATCGAAATTCTTTTTTTCAATAATGTCTAAATTTCTTACATCTACAAGACTATACTGTATCCACATTTTTTATTCTCACACCCTTCAACCTTTGCTATGCCTAGCTCTATGCCCTTTTATCTCCATATGTGTGTACCTTTAATTACCATTCCTTAATTTTTAAAAATGAATTTGAAATCGCTTTTCAAATTCGCCTTTAAAGAGAGGTTTCTTGAATACAAATAAGTATTATATAAAAATACAAATAAAATACTGTTTTTTCTTATTTTCACTCCTAGAATTACAAATATACATTATACAAAATATTATTTCTTTATACTATTCATTCTTTTGTAACTACATATATTCTATATCAATACTATTCTTAGTTATATATTTCTTATCTATTCTTCCGCTCTATTTTCCCGCCCCTGTTTTTCCCCCTCATTATTTATATGATTTTTTCATAATATCAGCTCCTTTTTCCTTACCTCTTGCTTATATTATATCATTTATTATTCTTATTGTCAAGTATTTTATTTATTATTTTCCCGCCCTTTTTCTAAATTCTTTCACATCTAAAATCAAATGTTTCTGGCTCATTCGATTCTGTTCTTAATAATGCTATATACTCTTCTCCATTGAAAATTGTAGTTACTACTTCCCACCCATGTTTTGCCGCCACATTCATCTTTTTTGTTAATCTGTCTATATATTTATCTTCTATTTCCATATATCTCATTTTTAGCCGCCTCTTTTTTCTCTCGCTATTTCTGCCATTAATCCCCAATCTGAAAATGCCTTAGCATATTTTGCTGTTATCTCTTCTTCTTCTGCCCAGCATTCCTCTTTTACACCTAAAAGCTTAAAACAATCTTCTGGGGCTTCTATTGGCATTTTAGTATGAATATTCCTTACAGCTAATTTACGCCCTTCTAATATCTCTAAAACTTCACATACAGCCCCTTCACATAGAGCAATATTATTTTCCCCTAGAAACCGTCTTCTAGCTATTACTAAATCACCTTTCTTTAAAGGTCTTCTAAATGTTAGTTTTACCTTAGCCATAAAATCATTAGATAAAAACCCTGGCATATGCTCTCCTATCCCTGTAAACCTCTCTAAAACGTCACATACTATTTGTAACCTATCGAGCTGTTCTTCTCTCGTTTCTCCTTCTAATTGATTCAATAAATGTTCAGTATCTAATCTTGTTAGTTGCATTTTTCTTACTCCCATTCCTTTAAATTCATATAACGAATATAACAATCTAAATAAGTATGTAAATCTTCAAACCAATCGCCTGTAAAAAGAAAATTATTAAATACTCTATTATAATCACTTGAAGATAAGTCATAAATAAAAAAATCTACGAAACTATAAAATAAATCTCTTGTTAATTCTCTATTTATTTCTACTTTATACATACTTTTATATGCTTGCTCTCTCTTTACTAAAGAAGCTCCATAATTTGTTGATAGTTGTACATATCTTATCCCTGCCGCTCTCCATGTTAAAGACATCATTATTATTCCTAATTCAGATTTCTTTAACCGCTGTAATGATACGCTTTGTATTATTGAAGAGTATACACGATGTAATAAATCAACTAATATATCATTTTTTCTTTGTTGTGATGGAGAAAGCATTATAGGAACTTTTGTTATTCTTTCTGTTTTCTTTAATATTATCATTTATTATCACTCACTAAATAATTCTTTTAATACCCTCGGTCTATATATTCTGCCTTGTTGTTTTCTTTCTATATTTTTCATTTCATTTGCCACCGCTCCTATATCTTGCACAAATTTAGGGTGTGCATCAATATATGCTATAAGTGGTTTCAATATTTCTAAATTGTCTTTTGCTTTTCTACGCCTATCACTGCACTCTTTGATAAGTTTTACTACTTTCGTTTTTCCCTTACGTTCTACAGGGTAATCTAGCTCACAAAAGTGCCTTATATCACCAAAGGCTTTGTCCATTTCATTTATTTCCACTTCATATATACTTTCTAATTGCTTTACTTCTTTTATAAGATTTCTAAATTCATTTAATAGAGTTATATTGTCCATAAAGATACTTCCCCTCATTTTCAAGTTTGTATTTTAATTCAGAAGGTATTTTATGTTTTGTTAATGAGTTTATATAATTTATTAAATCTTCACGTTCTTTATCAACTTTATATATAGATTTTGTTAAAACATTTTCTACCATATTACCGCAAAAATGACACTTTAAAATCTCTATAACATATACATCTACTAAATCTGTACTTATAGATTCTATTTCTTTAAAATATACTCCAATTCTTTCATAATGACACGTATGTTTAAATAATGTATTTAATTTTTCTGCATGTTCTTCTATTTCTTTGTCTTTTTTAAAAAATGAAAACCACATATCTTAGTTCCTTTCAATTCTATTTAGATAATTTACCCAATCTTCACACATATCAACAAATTCTTCTACATGTCTATATTGAGTGGTAGTTAATACACCTTCTGTTTTATTTTTTAACTCAATAGCTTCTCTAATAAAGTCTATAATTTCTTGTTTTGTCATATTTTTCACCCTTTTTGCATATTTTTATAAAATTTAACATCTTCTTCTACATGTTTTTCTGCTTCCTTATAAGTCTTATAGCATTTTCCTAGTTTACATAATAAATAATGAAATGTATATCCCTCATAAAAGTCTTCTTCTTCAATATCTCCTTGAACAGTTACATAATAAAACGTTTCATGTTTTTTAGGATGAAAAGGTATTTTCTTCACTTTATACTTTTCAGTCAATAATCTTAATAAAACAAAATCCTGACAAGTTCTATCACTATCACATTTTAAAATATCAAGTGTTCCCTCTGGATTTATTTTAAAATAATAGTTACTTTTGCCATTTAATGCCTCACCATCTTCTCCCAAAATATAAAATTTTTCACCTGCTTGTAAGTCATTATCTTCTAAAAATTGTTGTATATACTTGCTATACATTAATGTCCCTCCTTAAAATCAAAACTAAGAGCTTGCCCACAATCTGAACAATAATTATCTCTTATGGATACTATAGAATCGCATTCAGGACAACGTACATCTACAGGAACTAATTTGGGCATTTCCCTTCCTTCAATATACTGAGGTACTACACCTACTTTTGCTAATTTTGGAATTTGTTTTTGAGCGGCTACTATAACTAGCATAAATGCCTCTCTCTTTTCAGAAAACTGCCATTTCCATACAATATCTTTTACTTTTTTTAATGCTTTTTCAAAATTCATTTTTATCACCTCATTTTAATACATTTACTATTAAATACCCCATAGGATATTGAATTATAGCCATATTATGCGAAAAAGTTAAGAGAAAATTAGCCGCTGATAAAAAAGCACCTGCTAAAAGTAAGGCTATTGTAACTTCTCGAATATCTGTACTTCTTATATTTGAAGCAAGCCAAATGCCAATAAAACAAACCATAAAAAATACAATGTTTATAATAACTAAATATAAAGCTTCTGTTGCTACAAAATTTGCTCCTTGATTTAATACTTCTACACATGCTGGTTCTAGTTTAGCCATTAAGTTATTTGCTATTTGCTCTAATTGTACTGTTTCCATTTCTATTTACGCTCCTTTAATTTTTCTGAACAATATTTTAATAAATCTCCTTTATGAATTAAAATTTGAAAATGCCATAAAGATAAGATACAAGCTAAATTTCTATGTTTGAAAAATAAACCATAATTTTCTTTACAGAATAAGAAAGATATTGTTATTGTTGCATCACTATCCTCTAAAAATTTATTAAATAATTCAACTTTTGTCATTTCATTTCTCCTATGAATTTATTATACCACAATAAAGCTTAAAAGTCAATACCTCTTATTCCCATTCAATATCTTCAAACATTTCATTTACAAAAGTCCAACCAAGAACTTCTTCGTTATAAGAACATATATAACCTTTATAATCCTTGCCTACTATTAATAATTTCTTCCCTTTATACTTTGTCATTTGTTTTGCAAAATAAGCACGTGGAGCACCATTATTAGTCCTATATACATGATTTACTACTAAATCTGTTCTTATTAAAACACTGTCTCCTATTTTAAATTCTCGCATATTTGTATTCCTCGCATTCTTTAGAGAAATCAGATACAGCTACTGGCATATAATCAGGCAAATTTTCAGGAACTTTGCTTAAATGCCTAAAACATTCAGTGCAAATACAAGGTTTTTCTGCTTCTTTGTAGCTAGCAGAACAAAATGACATATCTTTATAGCACAACATTTTATTGCTCCTCCACTGTTATTTCACTATCTACTTCTTCATATTCACTAATATCTAATCTATCCATTTCCCGCTCGGCTTCTTCATAAGCATCTTGTAAATGATTAAGAGTTAAATAAGTAGTATATTCAACTGTTTTTTTAATTGTTACTTTAAATTCTTTTATCAAATTATTTCACATCCTTAAAGTATTAAATTCGCCTAAATAAAGCCCAAATGAATGAACTAAAGAGTATGTCTTTTCTAAATCTTTAGAAGTAGTGACACTAATGCGGTAAATATAACTTTTATTTACTTCCTGCTCTATATATTCTAATGACGATTTCTCTATAAGCTTCTTAAATAAATCTTTCTCTAGTAATCCATTAATAGTGCAAGCTAAAATACCATTGATAGGTAAAGTATCTGTTGCTTTCTCATATTTAAACTTTATCATATAGTTGCACCCATGAACGAATAGCCCAAATCGGAATCCATCTCCTCGTTAAATCAGAAATTTCAACTAAAACTTGCAAATTACCTTTGATATTATTTTTAACATCTATAACTAATACTTCCCTGAAAGAATCAGCGTTTTGAATGTCACTTACAGTACAAAAAGGCTTTAGAAAATATACTTCTGAAACCTTTACTTTATCTCCAATATTAAAAGGAATCATTGTAGTCAAAATCATTCTTTCACAGCCTCCAATACTTCAAGAGTCATTTTACTTGTTGGATTATCAATCAAATACATTTTCTTTACTGTCTCTTTTGATGGAATAAAGCTTATCACAAATATCATAACCAACCAAATTATAATGCCTTTTTTTAATATGTTGATGTCCTTTCTTTCTTCTGAATTTTTTGTAAGTTCATTGATTCCATGTATAACAAGCACTATAGTAAATACACTTAAAATTATAAAAATAGTGCTCTGTAAAGACTCTAAAACTCCTAACCAATAAATTGTCCACGGACTAATCATTTTCATTCACTCCTTCTTTAAAATCCAATTCTTTTTCATCTGCAAATTCAATCGCATTTGTTTCTAAATCTTGAATAATACAATAACCACTAACATTTAATAAAATTCTATAAAGCTTTCCATTTTTCATTACTTTTGTTAATTTTTCCATATCTTCACCTCGCCTTTATTATATCATACTCAATTTCTATTGTCAACTTTTAATTTAATGCTCAAATTTCACTTCTGAGGAGTTTTATTCTTCGCAAGAGTAATCCTCCCTAAAACTCTATAAAACTCCTCAGAGGTCAAATATATGCGTCTGAAAGGTATGTTTAAAATAATGTGCATTTGTTATTTTCTGCTCCATTTTAATAAAAATAAAAACAGCAAATAAAGATTAAATTTATTAAGTTTTAAAATACACGTCTATAATGTGTATTAGATACTTTAATAATAATCTTTATTTGCTGTATAATTAATCTTTTTTTACGTAAGACCAATCTTTAGTTCTTGGTAGAAGTAAAGAAAGTCTTGTAAGAGGTAAAACGACATAACAATTATGTCCTGTAATAATCTTAGCCTCTTTAGTATTTTCTAAATTCTCAATTACTCCTTTTACTTTTTTACCCATATTGTAAAATGATACTACTGTCCCTACTTTTAAACAATCCTTCAAAGAAGCATGGAAAACTACATCATCTTCTCTGACTTGAACCATTACTTCATTTACTTTTACTGTCCAATAACCCTTATAAGGTATAGAAAAAGTTACTGTAGCTAAAGTCCCTTTAGGAATTCTCATGCCTTTATAATAGCAATCTTTTACAAATTTAAATACATCTCCAAAACTAATGTCATTTGAGCTTTGATAAGTTTCTATCATAAGCACTCCTCCAATTTCGCTATTTTAAATCCATGCTTGCCTCTATATAATACATAATTTTTTGTTTTTAAACAGGCTACAAAATATTTTAAAGTTACAATAGGCAAATTTATAATTGAATTTTTTAATGCGTTTTCTATTACATATTCTTTAGGTAATTCATATTGACTTGCTTCTTTGATATTTTGTGCTTTTTTTGTACTGTAGTCGTTGTTAAAAAATCCAATAAAAGTTGAAGGACTAAGAATGATAGAATAGTTATTTGTTATTTCAGGATTTTTATATCCTTCTTTTATTAGATATATTGCTATAATTTCAGCATTTTCTTCTTCTACATAACATTTATAAATACCTTTGGAAGTATCAAATACAAGATTTGGATTAAAAATATCCCCTATGCACACTTGTGACGATACTTCCATTATTCCTCTAAATGTTTTCATTCGCAAAAAGCAATGATTTCATCAGGAGCATCTTCTGCCGCTAATATTGTTCTATTTAATCTTTTATTTAGTATCGCATAGGAGAGACTTTTTAATCTTTTTGCATCTACACTAAACCAATTATCTTTAATACGAATACGAAATACTTTCTTGGAAACTGTAAATTTACTTAAAGTTTTTGGAACAGTTAACATAACAGTTACATCACTGGAAAAATCACAAAATGTATCATCATTTTTAGTTAAAGCTTCTTTCATTTTTTGAAAAAGCTCTTCGCTTATATAATTTCTCGTTTCCATTTTTACCCTCCTTAATTTAAATAAGTTTTACAATTTTGAAAAGTATTAACATAACTATATTTATAAGTTGAATTGCTATAAAAAATACCTCTATCTTCAATAAAAAGCCCCGCTAGAATGGGGTCAAATCCTTTTCTCATTATACAAAACTTTGAATAACTTTCGAGGTTTTCTAATACTTCTGTCAAATCTTTAGATTTAAGGTCTTTCATCCAACATAAAATCTTTGCAATAAAATTCATTGTATCACTATATGGCAGATTTCTTGGTGTCATAATGCTACTAATAATGCCATTATGCATTATCAGCGAATCTGCCCTGCCATTAAATAAAACAGTATCAGCAATATCAGAAGAAATTTTAAATGGATGACAGTTATCTTTGTTTACTGTTCCATGTGTAGCAATTCTAAAATGAATTGCTACGTTATAATCCCCTTTAGAAAATGGAAGATATGATTTATAAAATTTATCAAAATCAAAAAATCCCTTCATCATATATGGTGCTTCTTTATCTTTTTGAACCATAAATCCTGCACCATCAGGATTGTTTTCAAATGCTTTCTGTAAAATTGCTTTTTGCACTTGCTTTCCTTTAGGTTGGTAAATTACAATACACATTTATATCACTCTGCTTTCTTTAATTATAAAAGTTTTTTATCCAAGAACAACATCCTTTTTCTTCATTGTTCGAGTTTCCCAATATTCTACAAGCTCTTTATAGCATCCTTTAGGTTTTGCAAACTCCATTAAAGTATTAAAATTAGCTGTTTCAATGTTTGCAAAAGGCAAACTAGCACATAAATTGATAAGAGCATCGCAAAACTCAATACAAGCTAAAATAGTTTCAGGTTTTAAAGTTCCCCTAAAAATACGGAATTCATATGTTTTAGATGTTTCATTTACTGCTACATAACGACTGCCAGAAGAATACTCTTTTACTAATTTCATTTTTTGTGCAAGAGTACAAGTTTTAATCATTGGCGCATCCCCTAAATTATTAGCCGCCCATCTATTAATGCTGGAACTTTTGCGGCGTGTAAATTTCACCACATCATCCCAGTTATTACTCAAAAACAGAAGCACTTTTTCAAAAGCTTCCCTTTCTACTGTAGATTTAGTAATATGAACATGCAATCCACAAGAAGTAGTTTTATGAGAATTAAACCCTAAACCAATCGCCCTTTTGCAAAATTCATCAAGCTTGGATTCCTCTCTCCAATAGTTAAGAGTGCAAGGATGACTTACAAATTCAATTCCGTCATTTAAACTGCCATCATGTTTTGCATAGAAAATTTTTGAATCTCCAATAATTTCTTCCGCATAAAGATTATTTTCTCTGCCCTCAGTTTCGACTTCAATACCAAAATAACGAGAACTATCTACACCACAAAATATAGGGGTAGGTTTGTAACTATAATTTTCTACCTTAACAACAGAACTAGCACATGAAGCGCAATAATGTGTATTATTTAAATTTTTTGCTCTACTTCTTAAAACCCTTTTACCACATTTTGCACAATATACCCATTTCTGTTCAAAACATTCTTGACAATAAGATACACTATTTACTCTTTTCAATGGTGCATTTTCTACGTGTTTACCACATTTTCCACAAACTACAGTTTTTTCAGACAAACAATCTGGGCAATAATGGTTTCCTAATGTTGTAGTTTTTAAATCTTCTCTATCAAAAAATTTATTGCACTCATCACAATGTTGCTTATTTTCTTCAACGCATTCAATATGTGCTGGATATTCTACTCCGTCTTTTTGATAAATTGTATAAGTTCCACTAATTTCATTACCACAAATTTTGCAATTTAACATTTTTACATCTCCTTTTGATTTGATAAATGTATTATATCATTTTCTTTTAAATTTGTCAAGACTTTTTTATTCCCATTCAGTTTCAAACATTCCATCTGTCCAATAATAAAAACTATTATCTATAGAGTAAATATTATTAACATTATTTGTTATAAACGCTTTTTTACCTGCCAATAATAACATGCCTCTACAAGCATGCATAGCACGTTTATTATTTCTGTTTTTATAAAGTACACCTAATTTTAAATCTTTTCTTATTTTTACTTCTGCTCCTATTGGCATCATTTGTAAGCCCCCTTAGTAAAAATCCCTTACATATGCATTATATCACATGTAAGGGATTTTGTCAAACTATTTTTGCTCACTCTCTAAAATAGAAAGTACAAACAAACTTCCAATTCGGGAAAGTTTGTGTAAAAGCTCAAATTCTTTACTTGGAATTTCTACTATTTCTTGTGTCGTATCATATTCTTTAAAATTTAAACCTTCATAATCATCGCAATCTAAAAGAAGCTTAATAGCAGATTCTATTAATTCTTTTCTTGTTTGTGTGAGTCCTTCCATTCCTTAAACCTTTCTGATGTAACAATATAATCCATTGTCGCTATAATACCTACTGCAAATAGTCCAAAAAGAGCTGTAATGCCAAAGGCAAAAATAACTGGTGCGAAAATAATCCAATAACTTAAAGAGACATAGCCTAATAAGTTAATAGTGAATAAAAAAATCGTTAAACAAGCCGCACATCCAAACATTAATGAATTTCAACTTCCTTTCCTTCTAACCCCGCTCTTTTCAACAATTCTGCTAAAGAAATACGCACTTTTTCAGGTTTCTTTTTCAAACAAGTATAATGCAAATTAAAATTCTCAGGATTGTATGAATGAATTGCAAACTGATTCTTAGGAACGTATACTTCTATAAATAATTCTTCTAAACCTTTTCCAGTTTGTTTTTGCAATTCACCTAAAGAAATTGCTCCTTCTTTACGATAAAAATAAAGACGACCAGTTTCGTAATCTTCAGAAATTTTGCCCCAGCAACCATTTGAAACAAAAACCAGCATTCCTGATTCTAATTGAGGAAATTGCTTCCAACGTTCAGTATCAATAGTATAACCTTTAGGGATATTAATATTATCAAGTTCTTTAGTCGCTTTCTTTACTGCTTTTCTCATTACTGATTCTGCTCTCTTATCCTCACCAAGCATAATAGCAGAACAAAGGTCTACAAATGCTTGAAAATCTTCATCTCCACTTTTTTTGATTTCATCAGTTTTCTTATTCATATTCTTATCACCTTTCATATAAATTTATTTTTAATGTTGAATGACTATCATTTGTATCTTGCCACCAACCAGTAATAACCCTGCCAGTAGGAGTTAACACATAACAAACATCACAATTTTCGTTGTATTTACAACGTATGACAAATTTAAGCAAATTTTCATTATCATCTGTATAATACTCAAAAATCTTACCCCTTTTTAACAGAGCTTTATAAGGCTTAGGAATCCTTTTTAAACATGCTCTTTGTTTAAAATGTTTAGTAAATATTAAATGTAATTTACAGAAATCTATATTTGCTATCTTTTCTTTATCAAATTTTACTACTATGTGATATCTTTTCATTGGCTACTCTCCTAAAGCAGTTTGTTTAATGTAAATTTCATAATTTATTCCCTCAAACACACGCTCTTTTAAAGTGCTAACAGGTATTTTTAAAATACTTTCAAACAATTTACCTTCTGAACTTGTATCCACACAAATTAAGTTCTTTGCTGTTACATAAACAATGATAAAAGCGGATAATTGTTCTTCTTCTAAAAGTAATCTTATTGGAAAATTATTGTGTTCATATAATATACTTTTAAGGAATAAAATATTGCCAGTAAAAGGCACATACTTTATTCCATTTTCAGCACTTATATATTCAGGCAACATTAATAACTGGTTACTAACCGAAGTCTTCCTTTAAAGTCTAACTTCAAGCCAGAAAAACCTTGTTTTGCTAAATCTTTTTTACGCAATAATTCTCCATCCTGTAACCGTAAAATTGCAATCCATTCATCTTTTGAATTTTTAGCCATAATATCAATAATTCCATCAGATTCAGTTTCTACCTTTACTTCTAAAGGATTTAATTGAATATCAGCATCATTAAAACTTACATCCATAAGTTCACGATTATCTTTTGGTGCAGTTTTATTAGGTACTTTCATAATGTAATGCCCTTCGGAAATAGCTCGAATCATTAAAGTCTTGCCGCTATACTTTTCTTTTTCACCTGTCAATCCTTGTTTTAATGTTACTACATCGTTAATGCGAAAATTCATACTATTATCTCCTTTATTTTTAGTGTATTTATATTATACCACAACTATTTTATTTTGTCAAGACTTTTCAACGATAACATCGAAATTCTTTACCTGCAATCTTTTCTCTAATAGGGAGATAGTTCGTTTCAAAGAAAGTTACATCTCCTACATTATAAGCATCAATAATTCCACATTGGTCATCTTTAAGTTCTGTTTCAATATCTCTAATATCTTTTGCATCGCAATCTTCGAATGCAAGTAAATAAGTTTCAAAAGTAGTAGGATAAGAAATAGCAGTTTTTATTTCTTTATAGGATTCATTACTAAACCTTACTCCACCATCTTTTTTGAAACTACCAATCAATAAAGGTTTTCGCCCTTCTTGCATTAAACAAAATCTACTTGGAGATTCAATAGTTTCCAGAATATCTTTTATCTTCATGCTTGTTAATGTTTTAATTTTAGACATAATTTTATAGGTGAAATTACAAGTATCACTATATTTATCTTTCTTATTTACAGAAATACTTTTAATAACACCATTTTGCATAAATAAAGAACTATACTGTCCTTTTTCGCTAATAGTTTTTTCAACACTTTCTTTAACAATAAAAGGATGACAGTTTAAACTATTAACAGCTCCATGCGTTGCAATTCTAAAATGAACAGCAATATTATAACCTTTATCACTTTCAGCCACTTTCTCATATGCCTCATAAAATTTATCAAAATCAAAAAATCCCTTTTGCATTTTAGGAGCTTCAAGTAAATCAGATTGGTACATAAATCCTGCACCATCAGGATTGTTTTCAAATGCTGTTTTTAATGTTTCTTTTTTTAGTGTAGCTTTTGCTGGTTTATAAATTATAATACACATGTTATAACCTCTCTTTCAATATCTTATGCACTTATTATACCACAACTATTTTATTTTGTCAAGACTTTTTTATTCCCATTCACTAATAAACATTTCATCTGTCCAATAGTAAAAACCATCATCTAAAAGTATATGATATACATTAGCTTCATGCCAAATTATTGTTGTTTCTTTACCTGCATAAACTAGCATATCTTCTATAACGCTTACACCACCATAAGTTTCTGTAGTTTTTAAATCTTCTCTTATTCTTACTCTTGTTCCTATTGGCACTATTCCCAACCTCCAAAATAATGTCTAAAATAAGCATGAATCTGATTTGTATTCACTCTTAATTTCTCTTCTTTATTTTTTATTCTTGTAAGCATATATGTGCCATCTGAAAATTTCTGTGTACAAATATAATGTTTGTCTTTTTTCGCCACAGAAGTCCCTGAACTAAAGTCACATAGACATTTGAATTTATCTCCTAATTCATAAGATTTCTTCACTTTAATTTTTTTATTTATTTGGCAATCCTTTACGAAAAATCCTATATGAGGAAATAAAATATAGCCTTTTTTAGTAACTCTTTCTATAACAAATCTTGTTTTGTCAATTTTTACTACATCTCCTGCTTTATATCTCATCTCCACTACTCCCATTCTGACCTACAAACACAATTTTCAAATAAATACTCTATATCAATATTCCAATTTGTTCCCCTACCAAAACTATATTGATTTTCTGTGTCTGTATGCCCTGCTTTAGTTGTTATCCAAGATTTGTTGGAAACTAAAACTTTAGACCAACTATCATATATTTTAATTACCCGCAATAAATCACCTCTGTGAAATACATTACCATCATGTTTGAAAGGACTAGTAACTATAAAATACTCTCCTAGTATTATGCTCAATTTTTTCACTCCCATTCTAAAGATGATTTTGGTATAAAATATTCATTAATATCATAATCTCTAACATACCAATGACAATCACCTTGTGCTCGAATTTCAGCTAATGTTATAGGTGTTCTATTAAAAAGCATTATTTGGGCACTATTGCCATCATGTAAACAATCATAAGGAACTCCATCGGGATAGTAAACACAAAAAAGTGTTTCACTGCCACAAAAAACTCCTGTGCTTTCAAATATTGTTCCTTTAGGAAAAGTCCTTAATCCATCAGAAAACTGACTTTTTGTTATAAAAGTTTCTTTGTATTTTTTCATAACTCTTACTCCCATTCCTCATAGACAATTTCTTTAAAATAAGTTCTTAATTCTATATCATTTAAAAACCAATAACATTTTTCCGATGCTAAAAGCTCATCTTTTGATATAGGAGATAAACTTAAAGAAAAATTTACATGTCCATTACCAGTATGCAAATTTTGTTTTAAACTGCCATCAGGATTATAAACACGGAACAGATTATTACCCTTAAAACTAATTAATCCTGTAGCCATAAATATTGACCCTTTAGAAAACAACCTGTCTCCAATATACTCTTTTTCTAATAATCTAAATCTTTTTCCATAACTAATTATCTTCATTTATTGCCACCTCTTAAAAAAAAAATCCCTTAATATAGTTTTATTATACCATATTAAGGGATTATTGTCAACTTTTCTTTGTTTTTAGAATCTCAGACAATAACCCTTGCGGATTTCCTGTTACACTTTCTCTTACTTCTACATCGCCATTAGAAGAAGTTACAACTCTACGCTCTGCTATAACTTTATCACTCTTTGTTTGAATTTCTTGTATCTTTTCAAGATATTTCCATGCTTCTGCCATTGTCTCTGTTACTTCTTTAGTATTTAAGCCACCATCTAACTTTTCAAATGTTACAGCCCTTGATAATCTTTCTAAACTTAAATTTGCAATACTGCTCATAGCATCTACTACATCTTCGGGATTTCTTGTATCAAATTGCTTAAACATTTTATTATAAGCACAAAGCATTCCTTCTTCATATAAAGGACATCTCCGTGCTTTAGTACAAATATTGCAACTTAACTCTGGCATCACACTTGAACTTAAAGATTTTCTTTTCTTTATTCGTTTAATACCTGCTTTAATATTTCCATTCTCATCATAAATAGGCTCTATTCCCTGTTCAATTAAAGCTTTCTCTGCTTCATCTGTCACACCAGAAGTTAATAATCCTTTTAATAAACCTTGACACTCTTCCTTGCTAACAGTACATTCTACATACTCTTTTTCTTGAACATACTCTTCCCGCTCTTTTGGAGCTACATTTTTTTTCTCTTCTACTTCTTCTTCTGCCAAAGTGGATAAATCCATACTGCCCTTTAAGAGAGCTGTAAAGTGCTCTTTAAGGGCTTTTCGGCACTTGGTAAGAGTATTTGACTTCTTATCACCAAAAAGCCCACATAAGTCAATTAACTCTTCAAGAGGATACTCATTTATAATAGGATTATCTGTCACAAAATTGTAACAGGCAACAACTAATGATTTACCTGCTTCATCAGGAAGGTTAGTATCTATATTTAATTTCTGTGCCCATTCTTGCCAATCTTCCATATCAGTTGAAAACCATTCTACTGGCGGTAAATTTCCCTTACTCGCTACTTTAGACACTTCCTTTCTTCCAATCCAATATCTTTTACCTCTAAATATCATTTACATGCTCTTCTAATTTCTTATAGCTTAAAGCACTAATACGCATTAATTCATAAGGAGCCTCTGCTTCTAGTAACTTTTTACTTGTGCATAAATCAAGTATTTTTGCATAATATTCATTTTTCCATTTCTCTTTTGTTAACCGCTTTAATTTTCCACCTTCAAAATAGTTTAATTCTCCATATTGAGCTCCTGTAATCCAACTTGTACTGTCACTTGTATAATACTCATGTTTTAATAATTCCCTATACCCCGATACTGCAAAACCATGTACTTTAGTTTTATATTCCATTGCTATTTCAAATAATTTATCAATTAAAATAGCATCTTCAAATTCATTATAAGAGAATCCTACATAGGGATATGCTTTACACATTCTTTCCCACTCTTCCAATCCTTTTTCTGCATGATAAACATAAATAACAGGAATTCCATCTTCCTCTAAAGGATGAAAATATTCTTCTCTCCATTTATTTACTTGTTCTGTTCCTACTAAAGTATCTATGTCCATTTCAACACAAGCAAATACTTTTTCTCTATGTTTTCTTACAAAAGCTATATATCCTTTTATATACTCTTCCCAATAATCTACTGTCTTATCTTGATATTCTGCTAAGGTGAGAAAAGTGTGTGCTCCACTATCAATTAACAAAGAATTTTTCTTAACTTTATCAAAACGCTCTACAATTTTATCTTTTCCACGCCGCTTTATATACCAATAAGACTGCAATAGACTAGAAGTAACGTCTATTGCAGTATAGAAATTTTCTTCTGGTTCAACGCCAGAAAGAAATAACGTATATCCATTTTTCATTAACTAATTCTCCTATTATTTAGGTAATCTAACACTATTGGCTTCTAACCAATCCAAAGCTTTTTTTGTTCTTGGAGTTAAACTTGTTTGCACCCTTCTAAGCCAAGATAAACTTCTTCTTGTTGCTGGGCTAGTAATCTTTACTTGTGGGGAGGTATTCACTGCACTCTTTTGCGTGTTAGAACCTGTTCCCTTACCATTAATAATTTTAAACATTGTTTTTACCTCCTTCTATAACTCTAAAATAATTAGGATATTTATGTTTTGCTTTCCATTTACAGTTTCCACATTCCCCGCATTCTGCACCATCTACAGGAAAGTTACAACTAAAAGTATTTCTTAAAGGAACCTTAAACTTGCATCCTACGGTATAAATTTCATCTTTAGTATTATTGATATAAGGTGCCTCTAATCCAATATGAGGATTTTCTACTTGAACTAATTTCTCCATTGTTTTTAACCAATATTGTGTGCAATCAGGGAAAGGTTCCTCTACCTTTATCAACCCTAATAATATTATAGCACATCTTGCTTTAATTGTCAAGGTTGAAAGTGCTCTTAATATAAATTGAGCATTTCTATAAGGAATGTATTCTATTTCTGTTTTGTAAACAGGCATTTCTAATTCAATATAGTTAAGAATTTTATCTTTTACTAATTCAATTATTTTTCTTGCCGCTTTTGTTTCTTCTTGATTATACTGAGTAACAATATGTATTACCGTCAATTTATTAGGTAATTTATCAATAAAATCATAAAGCAACACAGTGCTATCATACCCACCGCTATATAATAAATAAAATTCGCAATTATCCATTTTATGCCAACTTCCTATAGTTAATAATAGTTACTTTTTTCTTATATTTTCTTAATTGCTGAATCATATTCCAAGTACCTCTTGAAACACCATCCCAAAATATAATTCCTTCTGTAGCTTCCTTTGCCATTTCCTCGTTCCTTTTTAATGGAGCTACTTTAGAGGGATAAGTTTCATAATCAGGGGGAAATTTTACACATTTCAAATTATGAGAAGAAGCATAAACCTCTCCCATTGAATCTGCTCCTTTAGCATTACCACTAATTATAATTACTTGTTCACCATTTATATGAAAATCTAAAACATCACATAATAATCTATAATCATTAAATTCTCTTGTACCAGCCACAACTATTTTTCTCATTTATTCAACACCCTTTCAATTAAAAATTCTGTAGCATTTTCTGTTATCCCCATATCATATAAAGATTTTGCATCTAATAAAATTAAATTCTTCTCTAAATATTCATCTGCATTTAAATTTCTGTCATCTATATAAACATCTGCATAAATCTTTCTTGTAGCAGATAATTGATTTCTTAATTCAAGAGTCGGAGCATACCTTTGTAAAGTTTCTTCTACATCATTATTAACTGCATCAAATTTTAATCCAAATAGGTTATTGCACCAACTTACAGCTTCTTCTAATTGTTCACCACCTCTGCAAGTAAAAAGAATTATTTTATTTCCCATTTCTTGCAAAGCTATTAAAAGCTTAATAAAATTAAAACGACAAGAAAAATATTTATCACCTTTCCACCCTCGATAATACCCAGTAACAGGCTCACCTATTTCTGGATACTTATTTTCACATAATGTTCCATCAAAATCTACTGCTATAATTTTCATGTTTTATTACTCCCATCCATAAAATTCCTTAAATTCTTTGCTAATTTTATTTTTTATCATTCCCACTCATCCCTATCATTAACTTCCTTAAAAAAATATAGAAAGTTTCTACCTGCCATATTAAACAATATTGGACAGTCAAAAGTATCTGCCACTCTAACAAAAACTCTTTCATTTCTTTCCATTGCTCTTCGTGGCGTATAAGTATAGAAAAATTTATTTTGTCTTAACTGCTTTATATCTAAGGGAGTTAATGAACTATGTTTAAAGATACTATATAAAGTATCTAGGTCGTTACTTCTCAATTTAAATTTCTGCATTTTAATCTTCCTTATAATTAAAATAGAGGCGTAGCCTTGACTACACCTCTATTATATCATAACTACTCTTGCTTGTCAAGTAACTTATCTAACTTTTCTTCAATTCTTGCTTGATTCTCTAATATTTGCTTAAAATATACACTATCCTGCTTTCTTAGTTCTTTCATTATAACATCATTTTTAGTTTGTTGTAAATTTTCTATGTAGTTTAATATGCCTAATAAATCACCCAAAGCTCCTAAAGTATCCAGAAGACTATTATTATTTCTGTTATTATTCATCTTTAACTACATATTTGTAGTATCTATAAGCCTTTCCTTCTGGAACATCTACATCCTCAATGAACGCTTTAGAGAGTTTCGCCGCCATTGTAATATCTTCACCGATAACTGTGTTGTAATCGCTGTAGTACATATTAATAACATAGTAAAAATCCCAGAGGTTTTCAGTGATGCCGACAATCCTAGCAGCCTCATCAGTACGCTCCTTGCTCCATTTCTCGCCAGTTGTACCACCTGCATTTATCATCTCACTAACGGCTTGTTTCGCTAAGTCCTCATCAAAATGCTCGCCATTAACACATAAATAAATGTCTTCTTCTATATCTTCATAAACTTCTTTTAAATCTGTTGTAGGATATTTTAATCTACATTTTAATATTTCAACTAAATCATCAATCCAGTTTTGCTTCTTCGTCAGATGCATTAACGACTTCTTCATGTGTGACACTTTCTATTCCCCCTAATGCTTTACTGATAGGCTCGCCTATATACTTATCTGTAAGCTTATTTACTAATTCCCCACCTTGATTGCTTACTTTTATTAACTGTTTTCTACCTGATTCTGTCAATGCTAGATAACCAACACCAAAACCTAACATTAAGGACACTAAATCTAGTTTCATAGCTAATCCTCCTGTCTATTAATTACTTGGAACAGGCTCAGAAGGAGGTGTTGCAGGATTAAATACAGTATTTACTCCGCTAGTACAGTTTGGAATAGAACACAGAATAGTAGCTGTTAAAGCTGTTGTGTGAAATCTGATATCATAGATTTTTCTTGATTTTAATTGGTCAGAAAAAACAGCGTTTCCACAACGGTCTAATAATAAAACAGAAGCATCGCCAATAGTTAATTTTACAGGAACTGCATTTCCATTTGTACTTACAGGAATTGCCTGTTGTATTAATAACTTCTCACATTGACCATTATAAATAGTTCTGCTTGGAACCACGATATCAATATCATTAGCTTCTGATGTAATAGAAGTAGAGGCTAAAATATTTGTACAATTACAATTCATTAATAATCACTCCTTAATATAAAAAGAGAGGTAGGCATACCGCCTACCCCTCAATCACGCAAATAAGCGGAACTTCAAAAGATTAGTTGCAACATCCATTAGGAATTGGAGAACCACAAGTTACAAAACCTTGTGCATAGTATGGAGGACGTTTCGGAACATTGCAAGACAAGTCTGCAATTTCAGATTTTAATACGCCAAACATAGCTTCGTTCTGTCTTTCCAGTGCATTAAATTTAGCATCACTATAGACACGATTTTCCAGAACCACATTTTTAGTTCTTTCTTGTGCCAGTTGGTCACGCAGATTTTGATATTCATAGAAATCAATTTTAGTTCCAAGAGCATTAGCTAAAGCCATTGCCTGTTCTTGAGTTTGTTTTGCAGTGGTTTCAATCATGTATTGAGTTCTAGCTGTATCAATGATTTGCTGTTTTTCTACTTGACAGTTAGAAACTACACTACAACCAGCGCATTCTCCACCTCTGCCACCAAACAGACCACCATTACCCCATCCTCCAAAAATCATAAAGAACAAGAAGATAAGAATGATAAAGCCCCAATTCATTTTTTCATCCACTTAAAATCACTCCTTAAAATATATAACTAAAGTATTACTACTTTAATCTTTTAAGCCTTTCTTCAAAAGACCTAATCTCATTAGAAATATTTTGATTATTAGGAGTTTGTTGTGGTGTAGGAGTTATTGCTCCCAGACTATTAACTGCTTGTTTTATAGACTCTGGTGGGTGTCCTAACGCTGTTAAAACTCTAGCAACATTTGGATTATCTAATGTTGCTAAGGCTTTTGTTAAAGATTCTGTTCCACCATTTTCATTAACTGCTTTTATAAAGCCCTCTTTAGAATTGCCATAGTTATTTGCCAGTTGCTGTGCCTTTGCTATAGCTTCCTCTATTTGTGGGGAAATTTTTATCCCCAGAGCTTTCAGTATACTTAATAGATTCATTTGAATCCCCCTTATGTTGAACTGTCTTCATTTCTCTTATCTCATTACGTAATTCACTAACTACAGACATCAATTCTGCAATAGTTTCTTCTGATGTTTTAGGAGGTACTATATCTCCTAACTCTACTAATCGTTGATAATACTTTTCAGCTTTATCTAAAGCTTCTTGCGCTGTCTTCTGTAAAGCAGTATAAGCATCATTTGTAACACCAACTTGCTGTCTTTCACCATATACACTATAAGAATAAATAAAGCCATTTTCAACATAAGCTGAAAAATAATTTTTAGCTACTTGTGTAGCTGTTATATTAACAGAGTTTAAATCCATACATTTATTCTCCTTTTAAACACAACTCTTTAAACATAGGCAGTGTTTTTACCCAAGAACAAAATTCTTTCCATTCATCTGAACGATGGGTATTTCTCTGATGATAAATAGATAATAATTGTAAATAATTTGTAGTCATTCGTGCTGTCATCTGCAATCCCATAGGAATATTAGATAAACAAGCATCTATGCCAATCTCACCTTTTTTATAAGCATTTACATATCTTTGTGAAATTTTCAATAATTCATTATCCACTAAAGGACAATGTTTATCTAAATCAAGCATTGTAATACGATGCATTTTGCTCATTGAGCTTATAAAATCAATATAGTGATATCTTTGTAACTGTTGCCATGTATACTGAGGTAAAGTTAAATCAAACTGTACTGTAATTCCCTTTAAAGCACAATTATGTCCGCTACCTAAAGGAGAATTGCCTAATCTAATACCTCTTTCTATATGTTTATTACTACCAGATTTATTTTTAATTATTTTTTCTGTCGCTTCTACTTCCTTTAAAAATTCCTCTTCATTTAATTCTGTAGATAACATAGGATAGCCAGAGGCTATTAAGCTCTCTGGCAAACCATATATTCTAACATTTTCTATCTTCATACTATACTCCCATTATACCATAAAAATCCATATTTGTCAATAGATTTTTACTATTTAATTTCTAATAATTTATGTATTTGTAATCCTAATTTAGCTTTTAGTTTATCTTTCATTAACCAACCCATTATTTCTCTTGCTAATTCTAAATCACAATTCACAGGAGAAAAAATAAGGCTTGCTTTAGTTTTATATTTCTTTAAAATCCGTTTTGCTTCTTCATAATCATGGATATTAGAAATAACAAACTTAACTTCATCATTTACTTTTAGCTCTCCTAAATTCTTATAACAATTTAAATCTGGTGCTAATACTGTTCTGCTACTAGGTAATTTAACATCCATACAATATGAATAACTTCTTACATATTCACAATGCTCTATAGGAATTGTCCCATTTGTTTCTACTGTAACAATATAATCATTATACAATAATTCATAAACTAAAGGCATAGTTTCTTCCTGCATTAAAGGTTCTCCACCTGTAATACAAACATATTTATTTCCTAATGCCCCTATCTTATCCATTACCAATCCTAAATGCATCTTTATTCGTTTGCCTGTCATTGAATGTTTCTCATCACAATACTTACAAGCATAGCTAGGAGACATCTCAAATAAATTGCAACCAAATAATCTAACAAAGGTAGTAGGATAGCCTGTATACTTCCCCTCACCTTGAATACTACTAAAAATCTCTGTAATATACATTTACTGTGACTCCCATATTACCCTATTATTATCCGTTTCGGCTAATTCTATTTTGGTCAGTTTAACTTTTAAACTATTATCCTCTATTAAGGCTTCTACTCTCCATGCCATATCTAAAACTAACATTTCTGCGGTAGGATTATAAAAAAATCTGTTTAAATCTGAATGGTCATAGAGCTTTGTTATTTCATTTATAATATATCTCTTTATAGCTCCAAAATCTTCTACCATACCACCATCTTGTACTTCTCCTTTTAAAAAGATAGTATACTTATAAGAATGTCCATGTAGTTTAAGGCATTTTTCATTAAATGCTGTTGGATTTACTAAATGATGAGCGGCTTCAAAACTACTGCTAACTGCTAATGTGAGTTCTTGGTTCATAGTATGCCTCCTTAAAATAAAAGCCCACCATTTAGGTGGGCTATGACTGTTATACTCTAGTCAGAGTTATCTCAATGATACGAAGAATTTCAAAATTGTACGTTCTTCACCATCAATTTCAACAACGTCAAATCCAATTCTAGTAACTACATCGTATCCTGCCACAGCTAAATGCCCTCTTGAAATAGCAATAGCTTTACATGTTTGATTAATGGCACTCAATTATGTTATCGTAAAGGCTTTTTATCCTCTACTTCTAACAGTTCGTTTCCTGTTAGTTCGGCATATCTTTTCATCTTATAACGCTCGAAAAGCCCCAGATTTCCAACGTAATTTAGCATGAAGTTTATCATGTTCTTTTCCTATGTCACTTGCCGTTCTTCCTTTTTCAAGATATTCTCTTTGTAAATATTCTTTTGTAATTACGCTTCTTAATCCTTTGTTCTTACTCATATAACCTCGTTATAAGCGGCGGGGACTCGTGGACAGATTATATTCTCTAAGAGGTTCACTGTCTATGCTCTGCTTGTGGTTTAGCTTTTAAACTAAACCTTCCAATCTGATTAGCTTCTCAGCTTTCCAGTTTTCTTCCCCGCTATTTTTCATCACATCACTGTGATGGGAGCCAATTAGCCTTTAGCTCCGATTGCTTGCAATACTACATCTTTTGGTGCTGTATCTCCGTCACCTTTCAATGTGTGGCTGATTGAGCCTGCTACACTTTTTGCATTACTTGTTGAAGAAACTTTAAATAAAGCTGTTTTTTCCATTCTATCTTCCTCTTTCCTTTTATAGCCCTTTACAGGCTTTTTTAAAATTATTACAAATATTATTATATCACATTTTTGTCTTTTTGTCAAGACATTTTTTGATTATTTTTCCATCATCTAGAATATCTAAAAAATCTTTTAAACGTAAAAATACAAAATCATCTGCTTCTGCTATTCGCTTGCCATTTTCATTTTTCTGCGTTCTATGCATAATGACTATAGGTAGTTTACCTTCAATACAATCGCTTTCAGCTTGCTCAAACCATGTATTAACTTGCCATCTATTTTGATTTTTTAGTTCTAAATGTAATTTGAAATCGTAATCTTCATTTAGATTAACTAAGTCTCCTCTTAACAAAGTATTAGCTGAGGATTTTTGAAATCCACCACTGGAAGGAACTCTTGAAAAATCTAAATCAGGAAATCTTTCGCCCAAAAGCTTCCTTACCTTTGATTCATAAGATGCCCCTTTTCTCCTGCTGGATTTAGCTTTTTTGCTTAATTTAATCCGATTTTCTAACTCTACTATTTCTTTCGAATCAGGTTCATATCTTTTTAAAAGTTCTAACCGTTCTTTAAGAACATCTACTTGCTTCACTCTACACCAACCCTAGCACTTCTGTTAGCATCTGTAAAGTCTACTCCACGTCTAGACAACTCTCTACTAATATTGAATTTTAAATCTTCTAAGCTATCTAATACATCTTTTAAATAATCAAGTCTTTCTTGCAAATATATCACCCTTTCCATTGCCTCTTTAGCGGAAGGATATTCTGCAAGTTTTAATTCTTTTTCTGTAAGACTCATTTTTACTGGAAAACTTTTATAAATTAAAGCTTTTTCCATATTTAACTGACTCTGTGCTTCCCTTAAATACGCTCTTGTTTGAGATATGAGCGTTCTTACATATACCCTTTGCTGTACTGTAGCATGAAGATACCTTCCTATTTCAGCGGCAGGTAACTCATCTAAATATCTTGGCAATTTTAAATAGTCTCTTTCAATATTCTCATTGGAGAAAGGGGTTACACCTTCTTGTGAAAGTTGACTTTCAATCTTGTCAATTAAAGTCACCATAAATACCTACTCCTATCATATGCGAATCTTTGAAGTTTGATGCTCCCCAAAAGTATACTGGTGCTTTTTTAAGCTTCACGTTTGCACTCATTGCTGGATTCCCATTAAAATCAATTCCCAATCCTAAACCAAAATTAGGCTGTAATGTCGTTGTCTTAATTTTATACTCTATCTCTATATCTCTATCTATATTAACAGCATCTTTTTTAAACTCAAAATTTTCTTTAGTATCAGGAACAATTTCAATCTCTTTACCATTTATATTAGCTTTAAATTTATAATTATCTTTTATATTTAAATCCGCTTCTGTTTCATCTTTTTTTTCTATTACTTGAACTTTCGCTTGTTCCTTAATACTTGAATCTAATGTAATTTGAGGACGTTTTATATCCTCAACTGTTAATTCGCCATTATCAATATTTACTGCTGATTTATAAATAATCTCTGGCGGTTTGTTATAAAAATAAAAACACGCTACACTTAAAAAAATGCATAATATCCAAGCATACTCTTTAAATATTTGCCATACTTTCATAAGTTAAAAGCTTTGCCCCGAACCATAAAGTTATAAAGGCATAAAAAAGCAGTAACTAAATAAATTGCGCCAAATAGCCAAATTAAAACTGGACTAAGTGTTACTGGCAAAAAAGTATATATTAAATAAGGCACTACACAGAAACAAAAACTGAAAGCCACACAAACAATAGACATTACTATTACCCCTAATAACATGCCTAATCCATAAAATACCTTAGAAAGAATTTTATTCACTATAACACACTCCTTTATATTTACAGTTTTTACAACTACCGCTTTTTGTACTACCCTCTGGTCTATCAGGTATTCTGTTTTTTGCTATACATTCATTCAAAAAAGTATATTTACTTTTTATCTCTTGCATTATACTCTCATCCCAATAAACAATAAATTCTTTAATCTCTTGTGTATTTTTATTTTCATACAAAAAATCAATGCTATCTATTGGAGTGGTTTTGTAATCTTCTATAAGATTTAACATTTTTAAAAAGCTTTGTTTTCTGCTTTTCCGCTCTTTTACTTTTAAAGATTTATCTAAAGATAAGTAATATTTATTAGCAAGTTCTTCCCCACAAAAGTCCTCACTCTGCATTGCTTGCCTTATCGTTTCAAAACAATACATATAAATTGAAGCTTGTTTTATATGTTCTGGTTTAGGTTCTAATAATCCTACATATTCACAATGATTAATTGACTTTATCTCTAATACACCTAAATGTCCATTGATTAAAGCCAATCCATCCGCATTCCCTAATATTTGTAGTTCTGCATTAAATACTGGTGGCTCTTCTTGTAATAATAAACCAGATTTTATTAAACAATTTTGTATCCTAGTATGAACATCTTTACCATTATGAAATACTCGTTTTGTTCTTGGTTTTATTACATTTGTGCAGTCATAAAACTTTCTAACATAATAAAGAGACCTTACACAATCTTTTATCCCACTAGGACTATTAAAGCCATGTTTTCTTCCTTCATCATCTTTTTCAGTTAATAAATAAGAGTCTATTGCTGTTGTTAAAGGGCAATTTGACCCCTTCATAATAGAAAACAGGCTAGTAGCTGAACCTCTTACTTTTAACCGCTTCATTACATAACCTCGTATAATACTCTTTCATTTTTTAAGAATACTTCTTCTGAAACTAAAAACCAAGTTTCAGGAACTAATCTATAGTTATGAACACTAAATCCTATAGCATTCTCATTTTTATTTAAACTCTTTAAATCTTCTTTATAGTCTAAAGCTATACTTCTACCTTTTACTAAAGTATCAATAACCTTTACTTTAAATAATTTAAAGATTAAAGAGGCTTTTAACGAACAGTCCTTTACTCTAAAGACTACAAATCTCTCATTCTTGCAATCAAAAACTAATAGAGGACTTCTTAGTCCGTCCTTTATAGCTTCCTTTGCAATTTTAGCTAAAATCTTTTGTTCCAGCTTATAGAAATCTTTATCAGTAGTCTTACACTCAACTAAGTATCTTGATGTTCTTACATCACCCTTAGCTTGCCATAAAGAGCCACTAGCCATTACTGTTTTTCCACCTAATATTTTTGCTACATCTTTTTCTTGTTTGTTACTTTTGTACTTTGTTGTTCCTTTTCTCGCCATGCTTTTTATCACCTATTCCCTTGTACTGGTGGTGGCTTCCAAAAGATACAATATGTTTCTTCACCCTTAATTAAATCATACTCTGTAACATCTGTATTAATACAGCCTCTGTCATAAAACCAACAATTATGACAAGAAGCTGTATAATACCCTCGCCTTACCAGAATATCATATAAAAAAGAGTTATAGCCTCTATTGTATATGCTCATCTGATGTTAACACCTTTTCCCTTATCTCTTCAAATAAAGCTCTGTTAGAACGCAATAATTTAATTAAATTATCTTGCCCCTGTGATAACTGCTCACCATTATAGTAATACCAGCCACCTCTACGCTCAACTATTCCTAACAATACTGCAATCATAATTAATGCTTTTTCGTTATCTATGTCTCCTCTTTGAATATAGTCACAGGTGTCTGTATAAATATCATACTCACCTGTTCCATAAGGAACACCAGCTTTATTTTTTTCGATTCTAAATTTGATTGTCTTGCCTACAATTCTTTTTGTTTCTCCACTACCTACTGCAATGGTATCACCCATACGCAATCTAATCTCTAAAGTATTTGTAAACCCAGTGCTTCTACCACCTGTTGTATACTCTGGCAAAGGGAATAATCCCTCTGGACTATATCTTCAACTCCCGCTAAGAGTGCTGTGCGCTTCCATTTAAAGCCTTAGCTACTTTGCATTTCAACAAAGCCGTACTCTACTCACTTACCCACATAATATAAGCAATACACATTATGTTTCTGTTTTCGATAGTCTCTACACCTTCCTCTAATGAGGCTTGGCACGGTATTCTGCCTATTCACCGTTAGCCATTTCTGACACCGCTTTTGCGTTCACACAGTTTTTTACTGTAAGTCGCCCTACAGGGAAGCCCAAATCTCTTAATAAATCATTTGATTTATCTTAATTCAACTTCCATACATCACGCCAATTTTCTCTCTCAACTGATTAATTGCGACAACTGTAGAAGGAAGTTTTCCCTCCCGCTCTAATGCGTTATTAAACAACTGAAATTTACCGTGGTATTCACCCAACATTTTAGGCTTAATTCCCATTTGATAACTTTCATCAAAATCAGAAGTCAATACTTTAGTTGGTAGCAGAGCGGCGTAAGAATCAATAACAATCAATTCTACTCCTGCTCTCTGCAAGGCTATAGCTATATCTAAAGCTTCTTCCATTCCATCAGGTTGACAAAATAAAAGTGACTCTAAATCTATGCCGTTTTCTATTGCCCATTCTTTTGTAAGACTACCTTGTTCCGTTTGTATCAAAGCACAAGTTAAAGGAATATCACCATCTTCTGCTACAATTTCTATATCTTCGCCATCAACTGTAACAAGTTTCTTTTTCATTTTTTGAACATTAGCAATCATCTTATAAGCTAATAACGATTTACCAGTAGAATAAGCTCCTGCAATAGTTATTAATCTTCCAGAAGGTATTCCACCACCAATTACATAATCTAAAGCTACACTACCTGTTGAAATCTTATAGGACATCTGCTCTTTAATAGTTGCCCCTAAACGTATAGCGTTCTTACCATGCGCTTTATTTATAGTCTTTACTAACTGCTTTAAATCTGGCAAAGTATCACCCCTGTAATGCCATCTTGCCTAGTTTCTTTTCGATTACCTCAACATATTCAGAATATTCTTTAATAACAGCACCTAACCTATCCCCTAATCTACTTAAACGTATATCAAGAGCATTTTGAGTCAAACATTCTAAGGCTATACCCTCAGCTAACATAGTTCCTCCAACAACACATTTCTGTAACCGATTATTTGTGTCTTCAAGCATTCCTACCTGAGCTTCTAAATGATTTAAAACTTCTTCACATTCACCTAAAGATGTTTTAGAAACAGAAACATCTTCTCTATAAACTAAATCATCTGCCATCTGTCCACCTACTTTAATTGTCATATTCTTTACCTCCTTATTATACCACATAATCTTATTTTTGTCAAGCATTATTTTGCTTCACTATAAGTTCTACCTATATCTCCTACTGCTTCCAATGGAATTGTTAAATTTATGCCCCTACTTGGTAAACAATTTTCCATATGAAAAGTTAATCTCTGTTTGCATAATTCTGCAAAATTTTTAGGACATACCATGACTATCTCCATAACGTATGCTTAAAAACACACTCGACTATATCATACATCTGCACTATGCCTCCCCGCTTCCATTTAAGGATGTCAACCCACTTTGCATTTCAACAAAGCCGTACTCTACTCACTTCTCAAATAGTAGTAATGTGCAGTTCCTACTATTCTATGCTTTTGTTAGTCTGTGAGGGTGAAATGCTCTCATTTCCTCCCTGCTGATTGGCTACACACTTTCGTGATATACAGTATATTGTCACTCTTTGGTAATACTGTATTTTTGCGTTCCAGCATATCGAAGAGTTTAAACACGACAAGTTATTTGACTAAAGTTTATCGTGTACATTAAGTATTTGTCTTGCACCAATAGATTTTAATACTACATCATTATCCACATCTATCTGTGCTAATGTTGTGCAATCTGCCGCCGCCCCTTGTGATTTTGAATTAACCGCTAATCGTTCATAGTATGAACGTGTTCTACCATCTTGGGAATTTATCCCCCACAAGTGACGTTTATGCCCAGAAAATAATGTTTCTATATAACCATTCTTTCTAGCAAATTGAATTAAATCTCTATCATATTTTTTTAACCCTGCAAAACCTTCAAAATACCTATCTATATATTCTTGTGCGGTCTTTTCATCTATTTCTAGATTTCTTGCTACCGCTATTTTTGAACCACCATAATCTACCATTCTGTTGTCTCTTGTTGCCAAGAGTGTCGGACTATACCTTTAGGAGCCTGCTCCTATCCCCCATTAAATGTATTCGATTGATTTATGTTTTAACATAGCCGATACATTATAAGTCTCTACACCGCTGTTTTCACAGAGTTCGGCACGGTATTGACCTGTTAGGCTTTCACCGTTTTGAGAGGGATTTTACTTCACCCTAGATTTGAGCGAAACCTACAGTCTTAGCCACATTTCTTTTATGTGGTGCTAACTTCTTAATTGAATTTGGGTCTGCATCTGCTAATTCTGGAAAAATAATTGTTGCTACTGTTCCATGTGGGTCAAGTTTCTCTTTTAGCATTTTAATCAACAATGGGTCTTTTGAAAAATGCGCTGTTAAAAACTTTTCCAGAGCATGATAATCTGCCGCAACAATTACTTCATCTTCATTATCAGCTATCATTAAACTTCTTATTTCAAATTGTATCCAAAAATCATAGTAACTTCTATCTTCACCATCTTTAGGCTCTTCTAAAGGCTTAGGAAGCTGTTGAACAATTATGTTATCACGGGGCTCTTTATCCCCGCTTCTCCGTCTTTACCATTGTACGGAGTTCAGACTATATCTTAGCCATGCCTTTCGGTTTAGGCTCTGCCCATTCGTGGAGATTTCGACTAATATAGCCTACTTTCTCTAGTCGTTACACTTTTTAGTTATCGCTAACTAACTTAGTTCGGTGTTGTCCTTTTATTGGTGGAGTTTCACCGAGTTAGAGCAGTTAATTTTTCTAGGAATTTCTTGCCTAGCGAACCATCTGTTTAGTTCGGGTCAGAACAACTTAGCCTAAATGATGATGTATTATGACTAATAAACCCATTTGAAATAAAACTATGTGTTTCGGGTAGAGTAAAGTCATAAACATCTGCCCTTCCTTTATCTATTTCTTTAACCTTTACCCAAATTAATGAATTACCTTCATCTACTAAATATTGACCAGAAATTCTTTGATACTCAAAATCTTTATACTTTTTCTTTTGAACAAATCCTACGATATCTCTAAACTTTAAATATTCTCCATTAGTTAATGTTAGCATATAAACATTTCCAGTATAAGTATTGAGATGTCTTGCCCCACCAATAATACCTAAATTCAATAGCAATGTTTGAAGTTGAAGAAGACTTTGCTCATTTGAAACAGTAAATCTTAGCTGTTTTTTATTAGATTCTTCTACAAAATAACTATCTAATGTCATTCCTTTTATGAAAGCTATTACAACACTTCTTGGGGACTGTAAAATAATATCAGGAATAACTTTGTTTGTGCATCCTCTTTTAAGCTGAAAAGCTTTCTCAATACTAGCAAGTCTTTTAGCACTAATTCTAATATCAAAAGAATTTCTATGAGGATGACAGTCACGAACATGTGCTTTTATTCCAAAAAGTCTTAAAGACAATTCTTGTATACGATTTATTACACAGGAATCTCCATTAGTAAAGCAAATAGTAAAAGTACCATTTGTGTCTGATAAACACCCATCTGCATAATACATCCCCATAAACTCTGCCACATCTTCATCTAAAATTTCTGGTAATTTAACTTGCTTAAATCCACTACGCATTGCAACATATTCATATTCAAGTTTCTGATAATCTTTAGCAAAAAAATTATAACCATAAGGGACTGCTACATAAGTTTCAGTATTTATCTCATCTAAACGCTTGAAAATTTGAGCATCCTTTTTCTTATATAAATTTTTAAAACGACAACTATTCCTATTAAGGTATAAATCTTTTGAAGAATATTTATTACATATTATTGGGTGATTTTCAGTTCCTTCGATAGTAACCCCTAAAGCAGTACGAATTTTTATAGTATTCCTATTCTCATATTTAACTATATGGGAAGTCTTTTCAGGTTCTAAATTTCGATTTAATAGCGTATAGGTTTTAGAAACAAATTCACCATCAACTAAAGCATCTGTTACTAAATCCTGAATGCGGAACAATCCCCTATCTGTAGGAATTAAAGTGTTTGCTACAAGACAACCATTTTGGTTGAAGCTTGGATGTACTTTTCCATCACAATATATTTTTTCTTTTATACCCAGCATAAATGCTGTATACAATTTTGTTAATTTAAAATAATCTTGTAGAAGTTTAATTAATTTATGCCCATCTTCTCTTTTGGGGGTTTGTCTTAATAATTTCTTTAGCGCATCTTTATCTGTTTTTGGTGTTCTTAATACCATATCTCTTGATTTCCCGCCCTCTGTCCATGCGATAGGCTTAAAACCAAAATTTAATGCTACTAAATCTTCATTAAAAGACTCTTTATATTCCCCTGTTTTCTTATCCTTTAATTTCTTTTTAAAACCATATAATATCTCAAATAACTGTTGACCACTGTTAATATTAAATTTAGCTCCTACTACTTCATATATCTTGTATGTTAATTCTTCTAATTTTTCTTCCGCTAACTTTATCATACCTTCAAGTTTTTCTATGTCAACTTTGATTCCATTACGTTCCATTTTCCACAAAACTTTCATATATGGCATTCGTACTTCTCTAAAATATTCGTAACCACCATCTTCTCTTAACGCATTAAGAATTGGCTCATACATTTCTTTCATAAAATATACATCTTCTGCTGAATATTGTGCTCCTATTGGAATCTGAACGTGTTGAAAACTAGCATTACTATTAGAAGCTAATCCCAAAAGTTTCTTTTCCTCTTTAGTAACTGTCATAATAGTATCTTTAAAATGAGATTTTTTTACAGAGAAAATTGTTTCAGTTACTGCTTCTAAATTCTTCTCTTGTTCTTCATCTAAAGTATGTACAGCTATTTGTGTATCAGTAAAAGTATTTGTTTCAAACACTTTTACTATATCTACACCTTCATTTGCAAATAAATGTAAGTCAAATGAAATATGATGGGCTATATACTCTTTCCCGCCATTTTCCATTAAAGGCTTCAATCGTTCCATAAAATCAACAATATCCATATTATAATATTCTCCTGAAAACTTTTCTGGTAAAAAATCAGGAAAATTTTTAGCATCATCAAAAACCGCAGTGTTTTTACGGTAATCGAGTCTCCCACAACCAATATAGCTACCTTCAAAATAGTGTCTGAAAGGAATATAGTATACTTCCTTACTGACACTATCTTCAAAGGCTACTGTTAATCCTACTGCATAATCTTTCCCCTTATATCTTACATCTAATCCAGAAGTTTCAAAGTCAAAGAAAATTTGTTTCGCTCGTTCATATTCCTCAAAAAATCTATCAACATTCTCTTTATTGACAATAGTTAATTTAAAGAATCTTTGATGAAACAAATAATCACTCCTTATTAATTAACTTCTTCCATTTTTTACTTGGCTTGAAAACAAACCTGTTAAAAGGTTTTCTATCTTGAAAAGTCTTAGTATGAATGTTATAAGAAGTTTTTATATCTTGTTGTCTAGATACTAAAGAAAAATATCTAGGCAAAACTAATCCAGCATATTCTTCTAAAACTCCTTCTACGCCTTTACAAAACATCTTAATAATATTATTTGCCTCTGTTGAAGTAATATTATTTTGCTCTGCTATTTTATTAATTAAAGTTTGTCTATCTGCTATTGCGCCCATTTCTAAACCTTCCTGTAGTCAATAATGCTTTACAAGTCTTATTGATAATTTTTTCTATCAATTCTGTTTGTGCTTTATCTTCTTTATTTATATATAAATCTAGGTAATAAAGATGCAATAATTCGTGAAGTATACTCCACTCAACATCATCACTGCCATTTATAATAGCATCTTCGTCAAGCTCAGGATTACTGTTTATCCGAATTATTGCCCTCTCCATAGAAGGGCTAGAAGAAATACTTGCTAATGCTGGGTAGCCCAATAAATATTCAATATCCCTATTATTTGCATATGTAATAACTATATCCCAATGACTAAGTCCTAAAATTTTCTGCCAATACTTCATACAAGAATCTAATGCTTTTTGAGACCATTTATCCATTAATCCACTTCCCTTATCAGAACTCTGCTAAATCCTGCTGGACGAATAGGCTCTGGCTCTTCCAAAACTGTTGCAGTATCGAAAGAAGTGTCTTCAACACCATAAAATGGGAATTTCTTTTCAATGATTTCATAATAATCAAGCCCTCTATATTTATCAGGCAGTAATTCCTGAATCTTTTCTTTCGCCGCTTCGTTTAACTCTCCAATAGCAAAAATATCTTTATCCAAATATGGATATTTCTCAAAAATCTCTGCTCCTGCTTTGTCAAACAAATAAGAAATACTTGGTTTCTGTCCCATACGTGTTGCGTAATAAGGCGCATCTAACAGCCCATAACGCTGTCTATTACGCTCAATAATGCCGCAATCGTTACCCCTTAAAAGGACAGCCACCGCTTTATCAAACTCCACTTTTTCCCCTGTTTTTTTGCTGATATAGCTACCTTGTCTGCCATCTACTACTAAATAAGCTGATTTGAAGCTTCTAGGTGCTCCCGCCTGACACAATGGACAATCTGGTTCACAAGTGCAAGCATAGTTATTGTATCTGCCACCTTCTTGAACATTGTGACTCCAAAAACTGATAGGTTCATCAGTTAAAAATCTAACTGGCGCATCAGGATTATCCCTCGCTGTTAAAAAATAATCTTTAATATACCCACCTTTTTTAGTGGTCTTTTCTACTTCTGCCCTTGCCTGAAATCCTCTTTTAAAAATTGAAGCTACCATTCTTTTCTCCTATTCTATTTTTCTTAATTTTAATCTTGGATACATCTCTAAATTAGTAAACATATAATCTAACTGTTCTTTATTCATGTCTTGAACATCTTTACAATTTTCTGGGTAATTCACAATACTAAACACAAACTCATTCTTACATAGGTCGTATATGCGTTTACAGCCGTTCTGACCAGCTTTATCTCCGTCTAAGGCTAATATTACCTTTTTAATATTAAAACTCCTCAGAAGTGAAATTTGAGCGTCTGAGATACTACAAGTTAATATGGCTAAAGCATTTGCGTAACCATGTTTTTGTAGCCATAGAGCATCTAATACTCCTTCTACTAAAATGACAGTATCATTGATAGGTCTAAACAAATTCAAAGGAAACAAAATTCCTGAACGTGGGAAATTATCATATACATAATATTTAGGGGCTTTACCATAAATATTCGCATATTCTTGTGTTTTATCATTAAGCACTGCTCTACCTATAAACCCACATAATTGCCCATCTTCCCAAAATACAGGAATAGTAATTCTTTTCTTTTGCGAATCCCAGCCAAATAAAAACCTTTGTTGGTCTTCTGGGCTAAATCCTCTTTCAATAAAGTATTTATGGAATACTTGCCCGCTGTGAAACGCCCCCAATGAAGAATTAGATAAAACAAATCTTTCCTCTTGCTCTGGAACTTCTTCGTATTCTCGTAAAGGAACTTCTTCAACTTTCTGCGCCTGTTCTCCAATTATTTCATCAAGCTTTAACCTAGCTTCGGCATATGAGATGTTTAAACATTTTGCTATTAAGCCAATTATTGTTCCGCTCTCACCACAGCCAAAACAATGATAACATTCTTTTTCAGCGTTTAAACCGAAAGAAGGTCTTGTATCTTGATGAAAACAACAAGATGCCATAATATCATTACCTACTACTTTGATATTCTTTATATTTAATGCTTCGCATACAGTTAAAAGTTCTTCTATTCTCATACTACTCAATCCTTTGTATTTGTTTTACCGCTATTGGTGTCCTTTTCTTTTCTTCTTCCACATATAATAAATCATGTTTCATTTCAGTAAAATCCCAACTCATTTTAAAAGGTGGTTTCCATTCGCCATCACGCACTTTTAAAGTTACTATTTTTATCTCTTTCTCCGCCTTATCTGTTTTATCTTGCTCTAAACCATAAACAGCATCCGCTTCTTGGGCTAAGGCTTTGACATAAGAAATATTACTTAATGTCGCAGTCTCTCCCTTTAACTGTGAGGTGCAAAGAATTGGGACTTTTCTGTTTCGAGCTAATGCTTTAAATCCTCTCCATACTTCTAAAATTCCCCGCCAGTCATCATCCTCAGAATCATCAGCCATTAAATAACCACCATCAATTAAACAGACATCTGGCTTATGTAAATCAATGGAACTTCCACAAGATATTACACCGCCCTCGACTAATTCAACAATTAATTTATCTTTATATTTTGGAGCTTCTTCTAAAAGATACTTATGATACCTTTCTTCTTCTTGTGGTGCTAATTGACCATCTTTAATACGAGAATAACTTATACCCGACCATATAGCATCAATTCTATCTATTAATTGAGATGGCAACATTTCTTTTGTTAGGAATAAAACTTTATATCCCATTTTCGCCATTGCTACGGCAATAATACACAGGAGCCACGTTTTCTAATTGTTATTAACCTACAGCTTTTTATCTGTAGCTCTGGAAGTTTCCTTCATTTTCATCGAATGGTCAATTCCATTCCAGTATAGCATATATTTTCACTTCCACAAAAGTGTACGGTATGTGGAGGACACTCGTGGAGATATTATTTCAATCTCTATGCGTTACGGTACTGAATTATTCAGTTACCTCGGTATTAGCATTTGACAGCCTTCACCGATTTTGCCCCCTCATAATCTTACATATCTTTACCGTATCTATGTAAGACGGCAAGAATAGACTCTCGTTTTCTATTAATATAATAATGTGCATTAAAATATAAATAGATGATAATTAAATAATAGTTTTTAGAAATATCAAAATAAGCAATATTATTTTTGAGATGTATTAAAGAAATATCAGTATTAAATGCTTGTAAAACATACTTTAATAAATTATAAGTAGTAGTTAATGTTATTCTTCTTCGTGATTTAGAATAATGCCCATCCCCATCTAATAAGCCTCTTATAAAATGTCTTTTATATTTATCATCTAAAAGAGGAGGATTAGCAATTAAGCTTTTATTAGGAACTACTCCTTGCTTAATTAAATTTCGACAAAATTCTGAATCACTAATAATTAATCTTTTATATATAACATTATTATTTTTATATTTAACAACCTTATCTTTTATTAAATAAGTTCCTTTAGCATCCTGCAAAAATGCCTCTAAAATATAAGCATCTTCGCTTTTTAAGGTAATCTCAAAAACATAAGATTTTCTTTTGATAACGCATCCATCAGCCATAAATAACCCAAGAAAATAAGCTTTAGCTTCGCTATCAATAACTTTAAAATAGCTTGAATTTATAAAATATTTATGTACGTTTTTTTCTATCTTTATACCACTCTCTTTTACATATTTTGTAATAGTTTTTCTGCTAATTTTTAATTTCTTAGATATTTCTGTTAATGACATCCCACTTTTATAAAGCTCCAATCCTACTATTTTCTTATCTTTTAAGTCCATATTAATTTACCAGTCCCTGTATACCCTAAAAAAGTTATAAGGTCTAATTCTTTTACGCCACCTATTTGTTTATCAATAGGCAATAAGCCTATAGGCATGCCAGAAATGCCCCCTGTTTTTTGCCGCTCTTTATACTGCTCAAAACGCTCTTCTGTTCTCTCACCTATTTTACAAGTATCATTAAGAACAATTTCAGAATCAATATTTTGTATTAATTTCTGTAACTTCTTAACTGCTTCTTCTGTATTTAATGAGTTTATATCTGTTTGCACAGAAAGTATTGTATCCCTTAACAAATTGTGTTTAACTTTATTTCTTAACTCATCGCAATAAAATTCAAATGGTTCTGTTACCCTTCCAGTAAAGTCAAGCTCTGGAAATCTTGCTTTTAATGACTCTGCACTAGGGATATCACCATATTTGATTTTAAAGTCTGAAATATAATTAAACACTCTCTTATAAGCTGGGTTGAAAAACTTGGCAGATATTCTTTTCTCCGCTACTGTTTTCCAATCCTTAGTTTCTAATAATTTTAAAATAAAATTAGAATCTACGCTCATTTCATCACCCCTAAAAACTCTTGCATTGAAACAGCGTTCTTGGGTAAAAATAATCTATCTCCATCGTCTACATAATAAAGATACTTTAATTCACAAAATCTCTTCAATTCCTTAAAGCCCTCAATAAATTCTAGATTGTTAAAATATAAATACTTTTCAAATAAAAATCCTTCAAGCTCTTTCCATTCATCTGGGTCTTTATAAGTCACTAAATGAATTGAGTATTTTCCGCTTTTCCAAATCTTCATAACAGTATCTAAATGTTGAGGGTTATACTGCATCCCCAAAATTTCATATTTATCTTTAAATAATTCATTAACAAACGTTGTTTTATTGTTAAAAAAACAACTCTCTAAGTTAAAGGCGATAATTGGAAGAGATTGATTAGTTAGTTGCCCTCTTTTCACGTCTTTTCTCCCTTAACTGTCCCGCATTAATTTCACCCTTATCATATAACTTATAACAATTTCTGCACAATGGCAAATGGTCGTATTCCACATATGCAAATACTTCTACAGAGTTACAATTAATGCAGTGGTCACTCTTTACGTTATCTAAATCCACTTTATCACCCCTGTCGTAATTTCTTTATGGCATCTTTATTTCTAAAAGCTTCTCTCCTACCATCATTAGTAGTAAAAGTAACCTGAATGAAAAGATTTAGCATACTGTCAATAGTATATCCATATCTTTTAGTTAATTCTTCCTGCTTTAAATTAGTGCAAATTATTGTTGGTAATCCTTTTGTATCCCTTATCTTTAATATGTTTTCTAATAAAGCTTTTTCTGCTCCTTTTGCTGTATCAACTTCCGCACCTAATTCATCTATTACTAAAAATTCTGAATCATAAACAGAACTTACATCTTGTTGGCTATATGTTTTTCTTATAATTTCATTAAAAGTAACTAAATAACCAGAATAGTAACGAATATACAATTCTTGTAAAATAATGGAAGCTAAGAAACTTTTCCCCGCTCCATTTTGCCCCCTAAATAATAGATTAACACAATCGTTTAACATATCTTTAGGATTAGTTACATAGCCTTGTATAATACTCTTTAATTTAGGCTCTGCAAAATGATAGTCAGATAAAAACTTACCCTGATAGCCACTAGGTATTCCCATTAAATATAAAGACTCTTTGCTTATATATTCACGCATTTTCCCTTCTCTTGTTGGTAAATCAGATGTCAATTTCTATCCCACCATTCTCAGATTCCTCTTTCCAACCCCGCTTAGGAGTTAAACTCTCTCCTGTATAAGCTATTGCTAAATTATAATAACTGCTCAACCAAGCATTTGACATTAAATAAATGCCATATTCCATAAAGGTTTTTTCCCTGCCACCTGCTTTAAAACGGTAATCAGAATCCCAAAGGAAATCAATTATCTTTTTTATTTCATCACTTGGATATGTAGCCATTAATGATTTAATTACAGAGGTATCTTTATATTTAACTACTTGATACTTTACATCATGTTCTTTTGCTTTATCTGAAAAATATTTTATCCAATCATTAGATTTGAACTTACTATAATCTTCTGTTGATTTTACAATTCCACTTTTATCAGAAGTTACTATTGCTCCACCAAATAACTTCTTTGCTTGTGCTTTCGTTACTATCATTTACGCTTCGTTAAGGAACGCTCCAGTTCCTTTGCTTCTTGTTCTAAACGACTATCAATAAGCCCTGAAAATAAATCTAATGTTGCATCTCTTTCTTTCTCTAATACTTCTGCTTCCATCCAACAATCAAATTTTGCGCTTTCATAATTGCCTAAATTTAATGTTACACCTTTTGATAATCCTACTTTTATTGTGTCCATTTTATTCCTCCGCTTCTTTATCTGGTAAAAATAATCTCTCATTTACTTTCTGTAAAGCAATTTTTACTCGTTCAGAAAATCCAGTCTTTTCAATGGGGAAACCTCTTCTAACTCCGCACTCTAAAGCTACTCTAACAATAGCATTTATTTGTTCCTGTGTGTAATAACAAATATTATTTACTCTTACTAAAGCAGGTGGTAAAATACCTGTATTTTCCCAATTCCGTAAAGTTAAAGAACCTCTGGGAATTCCAGCTAATCTAAAAGCTTCTATTAATTTTGCTCTTGTGTATAAACGTAATATTTTACCATTTATCTTGAACAATTTACCCTGCAACATCTGTCCTGCGGGTCTGCCCCTTTTAGCTTTCTTCTTCCTCGGCATCCTCGCTCACATCCTTTAAATCTACTATTTTAGTCGAATAACTTAATTTCTCTTTAAACATCTTCTCTGCTACTTCTAATGGTATTACACCATCTGCAATAAGCTGTTCCAATACTTCCATATCATAATAGGCTTCGTATTTTAATACTTTATCTAAAACACCGTAATCTCTTAAAATACTTTCAGCCATATAAGGTATTACATCATAACTTTTTCTTATTTCTCTTTTCAGATACTTATTATCTAAAAAAGGTAAATACTTATTACCGTTTAAATCACTTTTGCCATTAGACTCTACATAAGCATCTAGCTGTTCTTTTAATTCTTTCGCCCTTTTTTCTGCTTCAAGTTTTGTCTTTCTATACATATCATACTGCATAGCTAATTCTTTAAAACGTGAATCATCTATTTCTGCTTCTGAAAAGTCTATAATTTTACATTCAACCATTTTATCATCCGTTCTTTAAGTCTTAACATTATATCATACTTTTTTAGTTTTGTCAAGTGTTTTTAAATAATTTTTGTAATTCCTATTTCTCTATACCACTTATCCCTCTTTATGCCATGCTTATTAAAAATTGCCATAAAGGGATGCCTGTAATCATAAAAAAATACATTAGTCTTACCCTCTTTAGTTCTTCGTAACCTCCCTAAAATCTGTATCAAATCTTTCTTGTTTGCTACTGTAGATACAAGAAATCCTCTCTCCCATGATTTTACGTTAGTCCCCTCACAACTAATAGAAATAGTAGCTAATGTAATTAATGCTTCTTTTGTTTCTGCTTTTTCTTTTATTTCTGCTTTTGTTTCTTTCATATCTCCATAGTATTTTTGTATTCTCGGACATATATCTACCAACATATCATACAATAAATTTATATGCTCTTTCTCTTTACAAAACACTATACAGGATTTTCCTAAGTTATATTCTTTTATAATATCCTCAACAACTAATCTATTAAACGCTAAATCTTCTGATATAATTTTGTAAGCTTCCTGTAAATTAACAGGTAAACTATCCACTTCCTTTATACTTAGTAGCTGTGTTATTAAAGCTCTCCATTCTGGTGTATGTGGTGCGAATACTTTATCTTTGTATGCTAATGCTTTTACTTTTGCTCCGCTTTTCGTCCAATAATAATCAATCACTGGATTCCACTTTAACTGACTTTCCCTCTTTATTACAAAAATATCTTTTGTATCTATAATATCAGAAGTTTCAAATTCCCCTTTGTATTCATACAATGTATGCCCACAAATTAAATCTAATACATCTGCTAATCCATCATTTCTCATTTTAGTTGCTGTTAAACCTAAACGATATTTGGCAGGGAAGTCATTCAGAACACTGTATATCTTAGCAGAACACCTATGACATTCATCACAAATTAACATTGATATACTTTCTTTTAATTTATCAAGCTTTTCGTCACCTAGCCTAGAAAGAGTTTGTATCGTAGTTAAAGTAATTTGTTTTCCTATATTGAAAACCTTGCCTTTTACTAAACCTATTTCTATTTCCCCATAGCACAACAGAGCATCTTTTTGCCAACCATCTATTAAATCGTCTTTATTAACTATAATTAATGCTCTTTCTTTTAACTTCCCTGCCAGTATCAAGCCAATTATTGACTTACCTAACCCTGTATTTATAACAAGTGTTCCAGTATTATCAGTAAAATGCTCTATTGCTACCTGTTGTACTTTTCTAGGCTGGATTTGCACTAATGGATATTCTATATTATTAAAACTAATCGAAGTATCTTCTATAATCTCATAATTAAAAGGTATTTTATATCCTCTAGGAACTTCTAAGCTATCCCCTATTTCTTTATAATAATAAAGAAATTCTGGAACTTTAGTGCTACCCCATCTAGAGAATTTAAGAATACTTTCATATTCAGGATTTTTAAAAGTTAAATCTTTTTTTATTCGTTCTTTTTCTATATCTGTTAAGTTTTTTAATAATTGAGAGTTACTTATAAAAACTTTAATAGCCATTTTTATTAATCAAAAACCCTGAAAATGTCTACAAGAAATAGACTCTAATGTACGTATAGAATCCTCAGTTTCAATATCACTAAGTTTACGTCTATATTCTGCGGATTCCTCTTCAAAAAGTTTTCCCAAACAGTTTGTAATTTTACCTTTTCTTGCAAATCCAATTTGCTTAATTTCCCTAATAGCCTCATTCATTGCTTTACGATATAAAGGATTTGTATTTGTATCCCTTAATGCTCTTAAAGTCTCAATAACTTCTGCTGTTTGTTTTCTCGTCTTAATATATTCCTCTGTTTTTAATTCGTACATATCCCCTAATAAACTCATTAAACCATCTCCTATCTTTTATACTATTATACCATATTTTTTTCTTTTTGTCAAGTGTTTTTTATTCCCATTCAAAAATTGGCAAACACCACTTTATAGGTAAGGCATATTTAACTTCTTTATAACAGATTTCTTTATAACCTGTGCTATCATCTCTGATTTTTAAGGCATCTTCTGAAACCCCATCTTTTAACATATTCCATAATATATTAGCATCTACATAACAAGCATTTCTAAACTGTATTGAATTGTGCATAAACCAAAGCCACTCAGCATGCCCTAATCCTTCCTTTAATTTTACCATTTTTTACTCCCATTCAATATCAGAATACCTAACTTCTTCAAACCAAAACTCAGGAAAATAACAATACTTTTCATTAAGGTATTCAAACTCATAAAGTAGTGAACCTTCGACTGATATTAAATTTAAACGCTTTTTTGATACCCCAGTAGAAAGCTCTTTCCAAAGATTGTGAGAAGCTTTATAAGAAAGTTTGTCAGTTCCAAATATAAACCTAAACGTTCGATAATCTACGCCGCTTTTAAATTTCAGCATTTTCTTCAAATATAACCCACTCCTTTAGAATCCATATTTCCTGTCCCTCAAATATAATTTCTATAAATTCTGGAAAAAAGAGATTTATATTAATTTCATTTTTAGAAATACCTTTTTTAAATTTATGCCAAAATTTTCGTATCTGTTTTTCGTTTAATACAGTAATCCCTTGAACTGCTTTTTGAAATCTATTATATTCTATATTGTTATTTAAAAATACCATACTCTCACCTCGTTGAACCTATTATACCACACTTTTCTCTTTTTGTCAATAAAAAAAATCCCTTACTTAGTAAGGGATTAATAATCCATTTTATTTCCTAAAACATCTATATATACTGCTTTATATTTATATAACCTTCTTATACCATCTGCATTATACAGTATCGCTAAGTCCGCTAAATCATCAACAGTATAAAGTTTAGGAACTAAAATGATACAAGCCTTTAATAATTTTTTAAATTCTTGGTCTTTACAAGTAGGTGATAATATTGTCAACTCAGAGCCAACATTTGTTTGTATATCATTTAATATCTTTAATAAACGTTTACTCACTTTAGGCGTTGCTCCACAACATTTACACTTAAAATTATCTACTGTAATTGTACTAACCATATTTCTTTCCTACAAGACTATTCTTGCAGTTCCTCCTATTACCATCTCGAAGTTACTCCTCTGGTATCTATATGAATCCAATCACCATAATAACCTATTCCTAACTGGTCTTCTAATCCCCACGCTTTTGCCGCCGCTAAAACGGTGTCTGCTAAAGCAGTATCAGTATCATCTTGACCAGCGATATGAATATCTGCGGCACATCCTTTCGTGTGATAACTTCCTAATGCTCCACCACACGCCGCATTAACGCCATCGTCTACAGTTCTATAACCAGATTTGAAATCTGTTCCATACTCAGAGTGATAAACTGTAGTATTTACTACCCAATTAAAATTCCAATCTCTCAGCATATCTAATATTTTAAATAAATTTGCTGTTTTTTCATTATTCGTGCATAACTTTCCGTTTTCATTATCCCACGCATATTCATTGCTATTTCTGCGCCAACAATCCCACTCCGTTACGCTCCAATGTTTACTTTCGTACATTGCAATCACCTTCTTTTTTATCTTCCTTCTGTACTTCTTTTTCTAATTTATCACTTTCCCCATCTCCGTCTTTATCTATTATAGATGCTCCATAAAAGAATATAGCGGCAATCGCTTCTGGGGAGAATAAAACTTTCGTTAAGGCTAATAAATCAGGTAATGCTATTACGCCTTTAAATATCGCTTGGTATGCCCAAGCAAATATATAAGCTAAAACAGTTGTTATTATTAATGCAATCATTATATAGAGAAGCTTTAAACTCCCACCAGCAATTCTAGGCTTTACAAGAATTTTTGATTTGATAATATTCTTTAGCTTCTCAAACATTATAAAACCCCATTACTTTAAAATAAGTGCAAGTATGCTTATAAACATACTTATTATTCCTGATAAAAATGTTGCTAATCTAAAAATATCAGAACACTTATCATCTATAACTTTATTTAGCTCTACTTTATTTTCCTTTGCTTCTGCTCTCATTTCATCTAATCTTTTGAAAATTGTCTTTATATTATTTTCTACTGTCTTTAATTCTACTTCTTGTGTTTGTGTTTTTTCTAAGAACACTCCAAGACTTTCTGAGTTGCTTTGTTGCTTTGTTTTTATTGCTGCTAAATCTTCTCTTAATTCTGTCTCAAAATCCCTATTCACTACACCCCTCCGTTCTTACAGATAGTGTAGACGTTCCAGACCTCTACACATAACTGCTATAAAATTATTTACCGCTTTCTTTAGTTTTGTGTAGAGTTCCATATTACTTTCCTTCTTTCATATTTTTTATCTGTGTTGTTAATCCTTTATTTTTGCTTTGAAGATTTTTTATTTTTTCGTTTAATTCTTCTATTTGTTCTTCACAAGTTCTTAAATGAGATATTAACTCATTTACTTTAACTTCATCTTCCAACCTAGAATTGTCTAAAGCTGACATCCTTTTCTTAGCTCCCATCAATTCACGTTTGACTTGTTCACATTCTCTAGCTTTTTCTACCTTTTCTCTACGCAATTCAAAGATTTCATCTTTTAATTTCAATACGTCTTTGTCATAACGATTTTTAAAAACTAATTTAAATATCTTATATAAATATTCTTTCATGCTAACCTCATTTCTTGCGGGTAAATTTCCGCTTTCCTTAAACAATTTAATGCTCGTTGATTTAAGTATGCTTTCTTTAAATCAAAACAATCAAATAGCACTATGTTTACTTCATTTGATAAGGCAAGAACTTCATCACTTAATTGAAATAACTGTAAACACAACTCTTCACACTCTTCTCGTGCAAAATAACTAACACACCGAATATAAAGCTTATCTACAATTTTCAAGATAAAGCATCCTCCTTATTTTTTATCAACTTTCCCCACACTATGAGTCATTTTATACGCTCCTTAGTAATAATCTAAAAACTTCTCTTTTCTTGCATAATATCTTGCCTGTTCATATACCTTATTTCCATACTGTTTTTGTGCTTCGTTGAAATCTGAATAACTCTTTAAATCTTCCCGCTTTATTCCATAATTTTCAATAGATATGTAAGCTCCACTTATGTCATTGGCTATTAAATCAGCAAATCCTTCAAGCATTGCCATATCTTCTGTAGCCGCTTTTCCCTTCTGCTGGAACTGATATTGATGTGTCATTTCATGCGCTAAAAGAAACAATCTATCACTCTTATCTGTTCCAGCAGTATTTATAACTATTACAGAATTTCGAGATGTTACCGCTCCACTTTTTTGAGCTATTTCTTCTGCATTATTTATTTTAAAGTATTTTAACAAATCCGCATATTCTTTTACTGAACCAACATTAATAACAGCAACATCTCTATGTAAAGTTAAATTAAAATTATTTTTAAAATAATTTTCTACTATTTTTATATTCTTCATTGTTTCTCCCCTATCACCACCCATTACAACATGAGCATCCGCTAATGTGGGGAACAAGAAAAATAGTACCATTATTAGTATTTTTACCATCTACAATTCCTTTCTTAAATCCCCTCACCATAGGAGCTAGCTTAGAGGCTAGTATTCCTACGACTGAAACATATTTAGTCAATATCAATGAAGATTACACCACAGTAAACGAAACGAGAACAGTTCATATTCCATCAGGCGTTAAAGTATTAAAAGTAAGAGTCTATTCCGAAAGTGGTGCAGGTGGAGATGATTTCTGTACTGCATATGTTCAAAATGCCGACAATAAGAAAGTTTGGGTAATTGCTGAAAACTATGGTTCTTGTGATGAAACTAAATATGTCGGCGTAACAGGCGGGAAAGATTATAAATTAAATTTATATGCTGGCACTGAATATGATACAATGGCAGCATTAATACGAATTTCATATTCACAGTCGATTAATAATACAACTCCCAGTGTAACAGATTATTAGTAATCTGTAACTTCTACTGCGTGTGAATTGATAGTAGGCGACCATTCGAGTTTAAAATTCAACTCAGTGTAACCAGTATTAACATCTAAATTGCCTATAGTATAATCAATCCAAGATTTATTATTGTTAGCATTATACAACAAGTATTCTTCACCTTCTCCATAATTATATTCAGTCCAATTAGAATACAATTTATAGGATTTATTGGGTGTTACACCTACATACGTAATCAAATTTAAATATCTAGATTGGTTGAACGAAGCTCTTAATACTTTTATTCCTGCGGGGACTGTAAAGGTACTGCCATGTGCTAAAGTAACTTCCCCACTAGGAATACTAGCCTCTAAGCTAGCTCCTATGGTGACATTGCCTGTCACGATAATTGACATTGGATTATCAGTTAAAGCCATAATATACGGCAGATTTTGAGTTTAATAATCGGTTACTTTAGGCGTTTGATTGTTGATTGATTGGGAATAACTAATGACTACACTTCCAGATTCAGTGCCAGTTTCGCTATCAGTTGATAACTTTAATGTATAACTTTTATTGGGTGTAACTCCTACATACCAAATATCACTAGCATATTCGTAATTATATACAGATAACCAATATTTTTTGCCATTTACTGAATATACATCTAAAGCTACTTCGCCTCCGTGTTCATGGTATACATCACCCTCTACTTTTAATACTTTTACACCCGCAGGCACTGTAATAGTAACCGTTGTATTCACATCCATAGTACTCAACAATCTTGTTTCAGTAGTCGGTACACTTGCTTCTAATGTTGCCCCAACTGTTACATTGCCTGTAACCACTAAACTCATAGGATTGTCTGTCAAAGCCATCTTTTTCCTCCGATTTCTCACAGAGGAATATTACATATTGAAAATAATGCTACTCTAGGTTTACAGTTATGGTCTTACCTACCTGTGATTGTAACCACATCACTAATGATGTATCATTATCAGGTAAATTTACATAATAATAGGCGCTTCCATTAGGGTCACTAAGCGTATAAGTCTTATTATTAATTGTCACTTTTATCGAACTCTGACTTAAACTATTAGCAAAAGATATCCACAGTATATGTAGCAAAGGCTGCTGACTACTAGGATCAACTTTTAATCCTGCGCTTAATGAAGTTATTTTAATTCCATAGAACGTATCAGGACTTAGACTGCCATATACTTGATCTGATGCATAGTCTGCGCTACTATAACCGTACTGCCACTGATTTCCGCCATAAGTATATTGACCGACCGTTAAACCTATTTGTCCACTATTTTCTAGTGTCGCACTAACCGTAATATTCCCTGTGACTGTAATATTCATAGGATTATCAGTTAGTGCGTGTAATTGTAATAGTAATCTCGGAAGACGGCTGACAGACAATTCTTTATCTGCCTGCCCCCCCCCTAATTAATTTATTAAACATTTTATTCGTCCTCCTTATTTACATCAATTTTTTCTAAAAGCTCTCCATCTTTGTTATAACCAGTGATTATAAGATTTTGACCTTTTTTAACTAAAATACTATAAGGTGAATTTGCTTTTACACTAAAAGAATATTCACCACTTGCAACAAAATCAAGATTCGCATAACTGTCTAATGTGTTTGATAATTTAGCACATTTTTCATTTAGTTCTTTTTGCATATCTTCATATTCCGATTTTGTTTTCCCGCCTAATAATTTTATCAACCAATTAAACATCTTCGTCCTCCTTTTCTAATACAGCTCCAATTTCAGCATCGCCATTTATTGCTAATGTATTTGCGCTTGCAGTTTGATAGCTTCCTGACAATGTAAATGTCTTAAAGGTGTATCCACTATTCGGCGTACACAAATTGCTTGCAGTTTTGCCATGCTGAACAGTAAAGGTTGATGTATATGCAACTCCATCAACTGTAACAGTAATCGTTCCACCTGTAGGCTGATTAATCGTATAAGTATAGGTTTTCAAGGTAGCGGCTGTTGCACTAATAGTGATATTATCTGTCAATGTTCCACTTGTACTGCTTAATGTGCCTGCATTATAACCTGTACTTGCTGATATACTTGCCGTATAAGTTGACCCTGCTTCTGCTGTAAATGTTGATGTATATGAATTGCCATTGCAAATTACTGTTATTGTTTGATTTGCTGATTGTACGATTGTGACTGTTACTTCGGACGTGTAACATAATCTTGCTACACCGTTTACTCCTATATACATTTTTTTGACTTTTCTTGCCTTGCCGTCTACTCCAATGTATATATTCTTTGCTTTTCTTGCTTTACCATCTACACCTATATAAATGCTTTTTGCCATTTTCGCACCTCTTTATTCATACACAATATAAAGTGTGCCTGTGGTTAATGCAGAGCTTCCAGCGGTTAAATCAGTTGTGCTATAGGTATATGCAGGCGCACATCCTAATGCAGTCCTTGCGGCGGCGGCTGTTGTTGCACCTGTTCCTCCATTTGCTATAGGAACTGCTCCTGTCGTGTTTCCCAGCCCTAAAGCATTTCTTACTCCTGCCGCTGTTGTCTGTCCAGTGCCGCCGTTTGCTATCGGTAAAGTCCCTGTCACACCTGGACGTGGAGATGCCTGTAACGGAGATGTGGCTGTTGTACTAGCAAGGTTTACTAACATAGAAGGAGCAGAAGTTAAACCTGTTCCACCGTTAGCTATTGGTAATGTGCCAGTAACTCCGACTGTTACATTTGCCGAACCATCAAAGCTACCAGCAGTGCCACTTGCAAGATTTGCTGTAATAGTCCTTGCTGTTGCTAGTTTTGTTGCTGTGGCAGAATTTCCTGTGTAGGTGCTAGCATTTATTGTTGCTACTATTTGTGTAGCATTTTTCCATGCAAGTGTTGTTGTTCTGCTTGTAAATACTGCACCACCCACCATTGTTACTAAGTTCTGGAATGTGTTTGCTCCTGTGAAACTATTATTACCTGCGGCTGATACATCTCCACCACCTGCACTTGCAACACTATCATCTACATATTTTTTTGTAGCCGCCATCAAATCTGCTGTTGGATTGCCTTTAAGTGTTAAATCACCTGTCATTGTTCCACCAGCAATAGGGAGCTTTGTAGAGTCAGCTATTGTAATGTTTGCTGTGCCATCAAAAGATACTCCATTTATTGTGCGTGCGGTTTGTAACTTTGTTGCTGTATTAGCATTACCTAACCATTTTGCAACACCATCATGTGTGACCGTTGCAAATGAATTAT